ATGAGATTTATATTCCTCTTTATCAGCGCAATTTCAATTCAATGTTATGCAGCATCAGAAGCAATGGAACTTCATTACTGTGAAACTGTGAAAAAAGCAGCGAGTGGAGTGATGGATGCAAGACAACATAAAGTGCCCGCTAAAGAGTTACACGACATAGCCAATCATCTTGAAGAGCAACAAGCCAAACAACTTTATCAAGAGCTTATCAAATCTGCATATTCTTCAAAGCTATTTGAAGACCCTCTCATTAAGTCAAAAGCTGTCGAGAACTTTCAAACCACGTGGCATGAACAATGTTTGGCAAAAGAATTAGCTAAAAATATTTGAGGGTGGTAATGGGAAATGTGGAAATCGATTATTAACCTATGAAAACATAATGAAACTAGGACTGCTATTCCATAAATCTGCTGATTTAAGAAAAGTTAGACATTGTGCTGAGGTATATAGACGACATGTGTTTGGAGGAAGCGCAGTAAGAATATTGTTAAATCTAGTAATGTCAAAAATTAGCAATTTTTAGTTGAGAATTGTTAAAAACAAATGAAAATCCAGCGGTTGTTACTTTTTAAGAGCTACAAAAGCTTGACAAATGGTTTCTATTTCTTATTGACAAAAATGTCATTAGTACATACCATCTTTACAGACCCTATTATCATTTGATAACAGGGTATTTTTGTCTATATAAGTTTCTGATTATGAAGATTTCAAATCTTTAATTTATAAAGCTATCCACAAAATTTTTTAGAAAGAAGAAAGTAATGAATATCCATCTATATTTTTAAATCTTAAATCCTATTTTTGACAGATTTAATGATTTATTAATTTTAGTTATGTGAGGTGGGTTATGAATAATTATAGTGCTATGGATGTTGCAAACTTTATCGTTTGGTATGCAAACAATGTTTTAAATAGAAAAAGTTTGACTCCATTAAAATTGCAAAAAATACTTTATTATGTGCAAGGGACTTTTTTAGCAGATCATAATCGCCCATTGTTTAATGAAGCTATACAAAAATGGCAATATGGACCTGTAGTCCCTTCTGTTTATTTCGAATTTAAAGATTACGGAATTAGTCATATAGATAGACCACGGAGTACATTTTCATTTCAACAAAGTGAAGAAGGTGGGTTGGGTTTTAAATTTGATGATTTTGACCATACTAAAATTGCTGTAGATTCATTGGTTTTTAATCATATAAGTAAAGTAGTAGAACTTTTAATTGATGAACGACCTTTTGATCTTGTAAATAAAACACATGCTGAAATTATGTGGTCGAGAGATCAAGAAAAAATTTTAAATGGTATAAGAGATATTGAATATTGTAATGAAGAAGTTGCACAATACTTTAAAGAGAATCCACTTTTTTAAAATATAAATGTCTCAATCACTTCCTAATGATGTTAAAACCGTAACACAGGTTATAATCACTGAGTTATTGAAAAATTTCAATAACTCAGCTGATAGTATTCGTTCGACAAACACAGTAGCTGATTTATTTATCCAATCTGTTTTAAAATTTAACTTATTTAAAGAAAATAATTTTTTTTCTCGTGAAATACAAATTGTTAGTGAAGAGGAGTTTTCTTCTGCAATTCTTAAAATGAGAAATGGAGATTTGGAAAGCGTAAAGTGTATTGCTGAATATATAAGTCTTTCAGAATCAAGAAGATTTGAGTTTGAAGTTCCTTATGAGTATATTACTGATTATGTTTATTCAAATGACTTACAAATCGAATATGTAGTCTTAGAAGATAGATTAAATCTTTTTGCTCAATGTATTGAAAGTAAAATTATTGACTATGATAATAATGATATAAAAACCTTAGAAAAGGTTTTTAGAAAGTTCAGAAGACATTTATTATTGGCTATCTTTCAAAAAAAATATATTGATGAAGTAACAAAAAAAGAAGCAAGAAAAGCAGGAGTTATTGCTAATAATGCTCAAACTATTGCTAATAATGCTCAACAAATCTCAAATAAAGCAAAGGATGACTCTGAAAGAGCAGAAAAGCTAGCAACTAAAGCTGAAGAGCTAGCAGGAAAAGCTGAAGACCTTGCGAGTGAAGCGGATGCTCAAGCTAAATCTACAATTGCTAATTATATCGCAATTTTGGGGATTTTTGCCTCAATTATTTTTACACTTTTTGGTGGCGTAAATTTAATTAGCGCAACTGTGAAGTTATTAGAGGCTAATTCAAGATGGCCTTATTTAACTTTTATTATCGCTTTGTTGATGATTTGCTTATTAACCTTACTTAATATGCTGATTAAATGGGTAAATTCTATTAATAATCTTAAAGAGGAATTAGAAAAGAGAGGAATTAATTCAACGTCTAAATCAAATAATCATAAACAAGGTAAAAATATTTTAGAAAAAAATTGGGGAGTAGATTTCTATACAAAATCGATAATTTGTTTCTCTGCAATTTTATTGATTAGTTTAGGGGGAATGTATAAAATTAAAAAGGAAAATTTCTTTAGTTTTTCTAGGCTTTGTTGCACAAAGCTATTCTTGAAGGCTTCTTCAGTAATATAATTTCCAGATGAAGAAGCCTACACCTAAAATCTATCGTACAACCAATTGGTCCTCGTATAACCAAGCTTTAATCAAGCGAGGAAATATTTCAATCTGGTTTGATCCTAAGACGCAATGGTATGCACAACCACAAGGCAAGCAAGGACGAAATCAAACTTATTCCGATACAGCGATTCAATGCTGTTTAATGATCAAATCTCTATTCCGTCTTTCTTTACGTATGGTTACTGGCTTTGTTCAAAGCCTGATTAAACTCTGTGGCTTGAATTGGACAGCACCAGATTACTCCACCCTTTGTAGACGACAAAAGTATATTGATATTGCGATAAGCTATCAGAAAAGTCATGATGGGTTACACCTACTTGTCGACTCTACGGGTTTAAAGTTTTTAGGTGAAGGCGAATGGAAGCGTAAAAAACATCAGCCTGAATACCGTCGGCAATGGCGTAAACTGCATATTGGTATAGATGCTGAAACACTGCAAATACGTGCCGTTCAGCTTACTACAAATAATGTCAGTGATTCACAAGTACTAGGTGATTTACTGGATCAAATTCCACTAGATGAGCGAATAGATTCTGTCTATACCGATGGCGCGTACGACACGAAGTGCTGCAGAAAAGTGATTTCAGATCGTCAAGCACATGCAGTAATTCCACCCAGAAAGAATGCCAAGCCCTGGAAAGATTCTAAAATAAGTTCAATAGAACGAAATGAGTTACTTCAAACGGTTAAACATTTAGGCAGAACCCGATGGAAAAAATGGTCGGGTTATCACCGTCGTAGTTTGGTGGAAACCAAGATGCATTGCATCAAATTATTAGGTGATAGGCTGACGGCAAGACATTTTCAAAGTCAGGTCAATGAAATTCATGCGCGTGTGGCAGTTCTGAATAGATTTACGGAATTAGGTAGACCTCGCACCCAAGTTGTGTCTTAAATTTGAATGGATTGGGGAGAACTCAGCTTTTGAATGTTTATGCAACAAAGCCGTTTTTCTACTGAAACAACTTCAAAGCATTTGGAAAGTAATAGTGTTAAAAACTCAAAAAATACAGAAGATAAGTTAAATAGTAAAGATGATATAGGCAATATAGAAAAAACAGTATTTGAAAAGTACACTATTTCAAATAAACCTGATAATAATGAGCCTGATAAAGCTGAGCAGTCAGACTAATCTAAAGAACCCTCATTGGATGGTTTTTAGTTCTTGAAATGCTGAATTTTAATCATATATAACGATTAAAATAAGAGGTAGTTTACTTAAAAAATTCTTATAGGAGCATAGGGTGATAGGGTGGAAGTATAAAGGGCGGAATTATTATTTTAATCATTTTAATGCTCTAACATTCATTGGGATGTTTGTCGTATTACCTTTATTATATGGTTGGATAGAAGGAGTTATACCAGATATTTTTTACGATAACTATTTTTTAATCATTTTCAGTCTTACTATGCTTTTTTATAGTTATGCAATTTATAAGGTAAGTATTGATTCATATGAACCATATTACTATGACGAGAAGGGTAAAAAAATAGAGGGCGAAGAAACACTTGAACAAAGAGCTAAACGCTTAAGAAAGTTTAAAAAAAGTAAATAAAAATTAAAAGCACCCTAGGGTGCTTTAGCCAATCGATTTACTGCAGCTTGAATAATATCGGGTAAAAGCTCTTTTTTAGGACCTTCGCGGTCAGCAATAATTTTTACAATATTCTCACTAGTCAAAATCCAACAATCATTCGGAATGAATTGAAGCTGAGGTTTTCCATCAAAATGATTAATAGTTAAAAACATCCTTTGAGAGTGCATTATTCTAGTAATTATTGCTCTTACAATCTCTTCTTCAGGATAATTTGGCTTTTCTGGCACGTCACCACCTAACCGAGCGATCTGATCATGTAAACTCCAATAATAAGTCATGATTTGATTGTGAGTTTCCCTCTCAAGTAAATCAAAAGAAGAGGGAGTATTCGTTTGGATAGATATAGTCAAATCATTATAAAACCAATACAATGGTGCAATGAGTTATTCAGAACATTTTAGACGTAAAATTTTAGCTAAGCTTGAGGAAGGTTATTCTATTCGAGCAGTAGCTGCACAATTTGAAATTAATAAAAATACCATTGTTGAATGGAAGAAACGTATAGAGATTAAAAAAACTCGTGTACGTAAACCTTCTAAAATTAACGATGATGCTTTACGTGAAGATGTTGAAAAGTATCCTGATGCTTATCAATATGAACGTGCTGCACGTTTTAATTGTGGTGTTTCATCTATTGGTGCTGCATTAAAGCGCTTAAATATTACAGTTAAAAAAAGACGTTAAGCCATCCTAAAGCAGATACAAAGCTTAGGGATAAATTTATTCTGCAAGTGAATGAATTAGAAAAAAACCATCCGATTATTTATCTGGATGAAAGTGGTTTTAAGTCACATGATTACAGACCTCATGGCTACTCACGAAAAGGAGTACCCTGTCTAGGGCAATATAATTGGCAATTAAAGAATCAGACCAATGCCATTGGAGCAATCCATAAAGGGTATTTATTTTCAGTCGGTTTATTTGACTGCAAAATCAATTCAGATGTTTTTCATTTTTGGATTGAGCAATTCCTCATACCAGCATTACCAGAAAATAGTGTAGTGGTTATGGATAATGCAGCATTTCATAAAAGAGCAGATATTCAGGAGTTATTGGAACAACAAGGGCATAAAATTCTTTGGCTTCCTGCATACAGCCCTGATTTAAATCCTATAGAACAGATGTGGGCATGGGTTAAACGTAAGCGTAAAGAATGGTTGATCGACTCAGTCGATGAGTTATTTCGAGTTTTTTTCGAATCTTGTATGAATAATAAAGTAGTTTGACTATACCTCATTTGTTCCTGTTGAATATACTGTTGGTGCACCACACTTAGGACATGCATAAGCAAGATTGCTAAATTTTTTCTTACATTCTTTACAATTAATTAAGGCCATTTTTTTCTTTCTATAAAGTGGTTCTAGAACCTATAAATTTACTTTGAAATAGTTTCAGATTAATTTTTTTGGTTATGTCAGAATAATTTTAAATATTAGTTATTAAGATCCATTAGATAAGAAACAATCAGATGTAGTCTGATTTTAGTTAATTGAAAAGCAATAAAAAAACCACCTAATTCTTTCGAATTAAGTGGTTTTTAAATTTTGGAGCGGGAAACGAGACTCGAACTCGCGACCCCAACCTTGGCAAGGTTATAATATTTTAATTAAATCAATTGCTTAAAATTGAGTGGTGGCGCAATGGTGGCAGGGCTTTTTATTGTAATAAAATATTTAAATTACCTGCATTTTGTTTAAAATAATTCTTATTCATTGGTACCTAAATTTAACATGAAAAAATTTAAAATTATATGCACCCTAATTTTTAGCTTTTTATTTTTTTTAAGTTGCTCAATTTTCTTTAAGCATCAATTTAATATTGATGGTGATTATCTTTCTGCTTTTTCAACAATTGTTGCTGCTACTGCTGCATTTTATTTTTATACCGATTGGAAGGATGAGCATAAATTCAATCTATTGAAACAGCATCAGGACTATTTAAAGATCAAAGGGGCAAAATTGCTTGAACATTTTAGAAAATCTCAGGTGTTGTTTGCCACAATTGAAGGTTCTACTGTGCAAGAAGGTGAAAAGAAATGGATTGATGCTTGTGTTGAAATTAGATTGTTCTCATTAGAATTAACAAATATTCAAAAATCCCTCCTAGAATATAAAAGTTGTCTTTCTACTTTTGACTCAAATGAAATTTTGGAAAAACATAGGGATAGGTTGGAGAAATACAGTACTAGGATTTCACAAATTAATGATGAGTTTGTATCTAAACTTCCATTTTATACTATAAGTACAAGTCCGCAGTGTTCAGATGTTTTGGAAAGTTGGAGGGATTCCATAATAAAGTTTGATTTTTTTTGTTCTGTAGAAATGTCTGATTTTTATTTTAAATACTTAAAAACAAAATAAATAAAGGGGCATAAAGCCCCTTGTTAATTTTTCCGTCTAGCTTGCCTTTGGGCTTTAGCCTTATTCAGATTATCTAAAATTGGCATGACGGTTGCAGGACTATAAAGGTGCTTCCCATCACCGCCAAGATTAAACGCTCTTAATTCATCAATAATGGTTTTTCTTGATAAATTATACCGTTCCATTAACCATGAAGCCGGCACACGGTTTGGTATTTCCTCTGCTTTAATTTCTAAAACCTTGCCGATGTTTGGTACATCGTCATGTATAAAAATCTGTGGTGGTTTTTCTGACTCTACAACAACAATATATTTTCCCATCTTTATACACCTTATGTTCTAGCAATATTCTCAGGAGTAATCACAGAGGGTCAGCAATGCGATTACACCTGTAGAACATTGCTAAGAATGTTCATTAGAAATATTTAAAAAGGCATGTCTTCCAAATGCTCTGTTTTAATAACTGGGTCAGGAATATGAAGAGTGCAGCTTGATACCAAAACATGAAATTCTTCACCAGGATTAAGTTTTGCCAATCGGTGCGCTTCACGTTCAGCATTCGCATAATTTTCATGCTTATAAGTTGGATTGCCGCGACCTTCACTCCAAACTAAATAAAATGGTTTCATGACAGTTCAGCTCCTTCCATTTGTTTCTCTTTGGCAAACAATGCTTCTGCACCATCTTCAGTAAAACCTATATCTATTAAGAAAAAGCCATGTGGTGCCACAGGATCCCATTTAGATAAATCCGATGAGTCCATAATTTCCGAAAATTGATCATCAGAAACACTCCCTTCTAAATAAAGTCGGGCAGTGACAATATTGAAGTGCTCCTTTAATTGATCCCAATCGCTTTGACTCAACCATTCTTGATCAGCATGATTTTCATCTAGGTATTTGAGATATTCAGGATGTACCCAACAGCCCATTTCATCTCTGATGATCTCAGTAGGTGTTAATTGTTTAATCATCCCTCTGCTCCCAATTCACCTTTAACTAATTGCTCAATAAATTCAGCCAATTCATTAGCACCAACAACAAATTCTTCTCCATCTAATTCCATTGCTTGATTTGATTTAACTGCTATCCAAGATTGAATTTCATTGATGATTTCATTTGGTATCGTTTGAGCTTTAGCCTTTATTTGCCACAATTCCCAACCTATTAGAGACTTAGAATTTGTATATTCTCCGTCTTCAAGTTCAAGTTCACGCTGCTTACCGCCAACACTTAAATAAGCTTCTTCAAAAGCTTCTCTTTCCGTATTTGAATTTGTCATGCCGCCACCTTCGTTTTTAAAATGTTGTGAGCTTTTAAACGTTGGCGCAGGGTTCCACGGTTCAAGCCAAGCAATTCGGCTGCTTTAGTTTGGTTGCCACGTGTTTTAATTAACGTTTCCGCAAGCAAAGGCTTTTCTAAAAGGGCCATCACTTCTGCATGTGCATTGGTAGTGTTTGACTCAAGCACAGCTCTAATTTGATCTATTGAAACAACAGTTGATGTATTCATGCTGCGACTCCCGATTTAATGTTTTTGAAAAGAGGGTTGAGGGCGGTAATATCCAGTTGTTTTTTTGCACGGGTTGCGGCTACATATAACAAGCGTGCTTCATCTGGTGTTAATGGCTTTTCACCTTCAGAAACTGCTTCTTTATAGAAGTAATCACCGCCTAATTTGACCTTGTTAAATTCAAGGCCTTTTGATTTGTGAGCAGTTGTCACAACACAGTCATAGTCGTTAGAGCTGCTTTTTAATAAGGCTTCAATGAGTGCGTTTTCACCTACTTTTTCAATCAGGCTCACAAGTGGTTTAATGTCGCTATTTGATACTTCATGACTGTATTCAAGTACTTCTTCCCACGTGCTGAAGCCTTCAAATGCACTTCCATCGGCTACGCGAACACCTGCTTTAACTTTTTTGGCATCTTCAATATTTTTAATTAAAGAACCTGTATCAACTTCAAGACGTGGTTCACGGCCTAATTGAATAAGCTCAACCATGTGTGAAAGCGCAGCGGCATTAGTGCGGAAAATAATTGCATCGGCTACGCTGTCATGAACTTCGCAAACTTGTGATTCAATTTGTTCAAAGCCACGCAATGGAATTTCTTCATCAAGCACATTGAATAAAATTGTGTTTGCTAGGTCAGCAATATCTTGACCAAAACGGAATGACTGGCTTAGTCGTGTTTCAGGTATTTCAAGCGATTGCATTGCATTTACAGCACCACGAAATGCATAGATTTGTTGGTGTCTGTCACCAACATAAATGACCTGAGCGCTTTGATTATTTAGTACATTAAGCATGATCGGGTCAGCATCTTGTGCTTCATCAAACAAAATAAAATCTGTGTTGATGACTGGTTTACTGAGTGCCCAATACTTTAAATAGTGGTCATGCTCTAAACGGTTTACACCGAACGGGTCAAGAATGTCTTGCCAATAGTCATTAGCCTTAGGCAAAAGAATTTTTGCAAGTTCAGCTCGATGTGTTTCTTCCATCCAATCAGGAAGAGCAGCATAAACTTGTGCTAACTGGATTTCTGAATAATTAGATCGGCAAAAATAACCAATGGCATTAATTAAAGAAGTAGCCATGCGCTTATTGTTGAATAAACGTTTTTGATCATCTTCACCGCGCTGTTTAGTTAAAGCCACGGGTACTTGATACGATTCAAGGTCATGACGTGAAGCAATTTGATTCGACATTAAGCGACGATTTTTAAGCTTATTGGTAAACCAACGCGGTACTGAATTAAATGCAAGACTATGGAAAGTTTTGCAGCGAACGTTTCGATTAAATTTGCTTTCTGCTTCTGTAGCAATTGCTTTGTTAAATGCCAAGTACATACCAGATTGATAGCTTTTAGCATTACCAATTAATTTAAGTGTTGATGTTTTTCCTGCGCCTGCATAAGCCGTAACCTTGCAAGACTCTCCGTTAATTGCCATATCAATGGCTTGTTTTTGTTCAATAGTTGGTTTCATGGGTGAATTTCCCTAAGCACCCTTAAAATTAAGGGCGCTCGTATAAAATTTATTTAAAAAGAGCTAATGAGTTACGCAGTTAATTCAGCCGTTTTTCTTTCAAATAATGCGCTGACAGAATCAATCTGTGCATCAGTTAAGAATGACGTGTTTGGTTCAAATTGCTTTTCCATAATTGAGTTGATTGCTTCAATTGAGTTTGCAATTTCCAAATCATCTACAAGCTGAAGGTAAAATTTCTGATTTGCGTATGCGTTTTTAATATCAGTCTGTGCCGGTTCACCAAGATCAGAAGGAATGGTTGAGCCAAGTGTTTTTAAATCTGCTAGGTTTTCAACCTGCCCAATATCTTGAATGCATTTTTCAACATTGAATGACACAGCTAAATCAATCACCTTAGCTTGCTTTTCTTCACGTTCCGCTAACTGCGCTTTTAAGCCTGTGGTACCTTGATGCTTTGGAAGATTTGAGGGTTCAGGTGTTACATCAATTTCTTTGTCGCGTTCTTCTTCAGCTACGCCAAAGCCTTTTAGAATATCGGTGAACTCATCACGTAATGCCCAACCACGCGCACGCATTTGCATCATACGTTTAGGGTATTGTGACCAAGGACCTTGCTTGCTTAATAAACCTGCACGTTTAGCATCTTCTTTAGAAAATGTTTTAGTTACCGCCTTTTGACCTTTACGTTTAACGGTACAAGTCGCCATCTCTTCTGTTTGAGTTTCTTCAAACTGTTCAAGTAATCCTGAGCTACGCACAAGAGCAAGCACAGCGTCACCCCATAGAGAAGGGCGACCATTAATCACAGCAATGTTTTGCATTGCTTGAAGTGGCTGTAATCCAATTTCAGCACCCCATTGCATTGCAACTAAAATGTTGCCTGGTTTTTTCTGATAGTCCTTTGGAACAATTTCAGAGTTTGCCAATAAATCCGCAACCTGCATTGCTTCAGCTAAAGTTGTCGGAGTTAAAAAGCCAGTGTTTTGAACTAATGCATTCATGATAAGTTTCCTTAAATTAGAGATTCTTTAAATTTGGTTGAAATACGAAATACACGCGTACTACTGGTATTGCTGTATTTCTCGAATAATTCGGGTTGTTCTTTCTTCAACAGCTTGCTATCAACGCGTGTTGAAGATTGTTCTTTGTATGTGCAGATTGATTTGCCTTGGCTAATCATCATTTCCGCATCCTGCATAGCAGTAACCAATTCAAGCTTGATTGCTTCTTCACGTGCTTCAGCATCTTTTTTGGTTTGCTGAACCGTAATGAGTTCTTCGGTAAGCTTGATTTGATTAAAATTGGCTTCAACCTGTTTGCCGATTACGTGTTTAGACCAACGATGTAGAACATCATCAAAGCAAGTCGGGTCGGGTGGTACGTCTGCAAGCACATGGTTAAACCAAAATGCTTTTACTTGATTGAAAATAGATTTAATTAAATCTTCATCGCGTTCGATGCGGTACATACGGAACTTATTGCCGCCAATCAACACAGCTAAATGAATAACTTGACAGCCTGTAATCATTAGGTACCAAAGACATTGAGTTAGGTAATAGTCTGGTATCTGGTCAGTGTCTTGTTCACCGAACAACTTGCTCATGTACTCACTAGCTGTTTTACACTCGAGCAACTGATCAGTAGTTAAAGCACCATCTTTAAAGCGTACGTTCCCTGAAATTTCAGGATTGATCACGGCACGGTCAATATTCCCAAGCGCCCAAGGGTGATCTTCCAAAAATAACTGCTGTTTTACGCGCTGCACTTTCATACCTGTTCGGCGTGAAAACTCTTTAGCAACTACATCTTCAAGCAAATTACCAAAGTGAGCAGATTCATTTTGTTCTGACTTTTCACTACGGCCTGTTTTATCAAGCCATAATTGATATGGTGATTTATAAGGGCTAAAACCTAGAATGGCTGCTACATCAGAACCGCCAATACCTTTTTTACGGTTTGCTAGGAATGTTTCACGGTCAACATGTGTATTCATATTAGCCACCCAACTTTGCTAATTTAGTTTCAATTGATTCTTCAAGCGCTTCATTGATCTTTACAAGCTCAAAGCGGTCGATATAGGCATTTACAACACCTTCTTCATCAACAACATTGATTGGCTCTAAGCGTTCAATTTGTATGCCTGTAGCACGGTTAAAACCATTGCTGTTGTCATATCCTGAGAAGTCAAAACCAACTTCAATACGAAAGCGCATATCACTGGTAAGAATTGATGCATGACAATCAACGTGGCAGTCGTTGTAAGGTCCTAAATCCAAGTCATCTACTGTGTAAATAGGTGAAAAAATACTTATTTGCTGTGGGCCTAAATTTTTATAAGCCATGTGAGCAGACGCTAGTGCAAAACTCATCGTCACCACCAAAACAACAATCCCGCCAATAAAACATGTTCCAAAACCTAAAGCAGGGCTGTTTTTATATGCGTCTTTAATTGCCGCAATTAATTGGTCGCGTTTATTACGCAAAGCTTTTTTAATGCGCTTTACTTTTTGTTTTCGAATTAATCCTTTAATCAGATTACGATGATTATTTGAAATTTGACTAACCATAATGTTCTGTTCCATAATGACCCCGTTATCTTTAGCTGTTGAATAACAGTGAAGAAGTAATGCTTGTTTAGATCGCCCCGTCCTTCGCCAAAATTTCGGGGCTTTCTTATGTCTAAAAGTTAGAAAAAATTAAACTGAACCTTCCAGAATTTGCACATAAGAAGGAATGCCGTTTAATTGACCTTGAACTTCATCATTCCCAACAGTTTTGCCGTGACGAACATACTCAACGGTGTCTTCCATTGATTTTTCGATAGCTTTTTCAAGTTGATCTAAGTCATACCAGAACGTAATCACACCTTCTTTAATGCGATAACGGAAACGGGCAGGAAGGGCATAGTGATTGCCGCCACGATGTACTTGGATACCGAAAACGATTTGTTCAGGGATAGTGAGATTGCCCGCAGTACCGGCACGTGCTTCAATTGTTTCGTTGTAAGTCAATTGAACTTGGCCGTTATCCGTGCGGATGCCAGATTTAAAATCAACATTCGTTTTTGCATTCAATGTTTGTACGATTTCATACAAAACTGCTGCGTCTGGTTGGTTGATGTAAGGCATTACATCTTCTAGGAACAAAGCAAAGTTTGTTTGGCTGAACTTTTCACCCGATTTTTCTTCAATTTTTTTAAATTCAGGTGTTTTTTCAGCAATAAAATGTGCTGCATGTTTGCCGTGTCGTGGTGCAAGTACTGAACCAGTATTAGTTTCTTTCTCAACTTCGTGATAATCGATAACAGCTTTAAATTTGCCTTTTAATACATCAACAAACACTAAAGAGTTTTTATCTGCATAACGCGTAACATAAGCAATAAAGTCTTTTGCAGTATGCAAAGTAACGCTTTGCGCTAAAGTTAGAGGGCGTTGTAGTAATGCTTCAAATTCATGAACTTCACTACCTTCAGGCACTACAACAAACGGCAACACACCTGTTGATTGAGTGACATTTTGCAGACTTGTTTGACCAAGCTTGTAATTAGTTTCAGCAATGTTGTTAAGTTCGCTCATTGGTTTTTTCCTGTAATGGCTTGTTTAGAAAAAATTATTAAAAACAGTTATTAAGTAAGCTAATTAATTAACTTAAAGGCTTAATTGTTGGTTTGTTATCAGTAGGAATTTGCTTGAGTTCAGCAGGTGTACCCGCGTCAATATGCTCAAGATTTAATTTCTGTTGGCGTGGGTCTTCACGCACAAGCTGTTGGTCGCCATCTGTAAATAGAACAGTTGGTTCTTTGTCGAACTTAGGAAGAGTTGACTTAATGTCGTCCTGAATTTTGTAGGTACCACGGCCATTAGGCTTAATGGTCAAAGTAACCGTTACTTTTGAAACTTTGCCCGTGTCGTTTGAAGCTTGAAGTGCTTCAGTCAAAAGCGAATCAAGTTGTTCAATCGTGTCGCCACGTTGAAGATTTGCTAGGGTTTGACTGAATGAAGTGTTCTTTACTGGCATAACATTCACCTAACTTTTCAGTTTAGTAGTTGGTGAAATCAGTTTAGTAAACTGAACAAAATAGGTCAATAGATTTGTTTAGAAAAATGAACTTTTTTTATTTCTTGTTTAGTAAACAAAATAAAAAACCCGCATAAAGCGGGTTTGTGAAATTATAAAAGCTTAATAGGATGCGTCTGGATTGTTTTCAACTTCAGCATTTAGTTCTTCTACTGCATTATCTGCATCAGGCACAACATCACGCCAATTTTCATTCTCAAATCTTTGAAATTGGCTATTAACTTCTTCAGTTTTAGCTTCTAGATTTGATATATGTTCTTGTAATTTGGTTACTTGGTCCTCTAAATCAGCTATTTGCTGATCCTTTTCTGAAACCATATCATCATAATCTTCTTGCGTTATTGATGGCTTTCCACAACCAACCAAACCCACCAATAAAAACCCAATCAAAATATTTTTTAAATTCATGATTATCTTCTTATTTTTCTAGTATCAAGTTTCATCCAAAATTGCCCGATTACGTGAATCCCTTCAGCTTCAATTCTTTCAGGTGAATAATACTCATCAGGAAATCTAAGCTTATCTTCATTTCTTGATACTGCTTTAAATCCACCAGGACCTTGCTCATTCCAATTAAACAAATATTTGATTTTAGTATCATCTCCAACTTGGAATGCATAGATTTCGCCATCAAAGATTTTTTTTGCTGAGATATCAACTGATATACGCTGCCCATCTAAAAGATCAGGGGCCATACTATCGCCACGAACTTTAACTACTTTTGCATAATATGAATCAACATTGCATTCATAAAGCAAACCAGTAGGTACAAAAAACTTATTGGCACTAGGAGATTCAATATTTAAGTGTCCATTTCCAGCACTTACATAAATTTCGTCATAAAAATCAATCGCTGTAAAACCCTCTGGTACGGGATCATTTTCATCATATATCTGCACTTCAGCATTTGTAATCTTACCGTTGCTGCCTTCATCATTTTTTCCAGTCAATAGCCAATCTGGTGAAGTCTTCAAAAAAGAAGCAAGGGTAATTAGTCGCTTACCTGTTGGTTCATTTACACCTGAAATCCAGTTAGTAACAGTACCCTTACTTGCTCCAGTGGCAGCAACGATATCTTTATGCTGAACCTTTAGTTCCTGCATTCTTAAAATGATTCTATCAGCAGTAGTTTGCATAAAAATATTCCTAAACTCTTGTTCAAAATACTAAACAATTAAATTGACATGTTCCTAAACTTATAGTTCAATAAACTAAACATAATAGTTTTGGAAACTAAACATGACTGTTGATGACTTAATTAAATTCTACAAAGTCAAAAGTGATGCTGATTTAGCGCGCAAGTTGAAGCGTCCTAGATCAACAATTTCCTATTGGCGTAGTGGGGGGATTCCCACTAGTACACAAGCAACTTTTCAAGTCTTAACTAAGGGACAAGTTAAGGCTGACATGCAGACTAAATCTGCTTAGGAACTCACATGAACAAATTATCAGTCGATCTATCTGCAAGCGCCAGAAATGACGTCTCCCGAATATTGCAGGCGCTTGCATCAAACAAAAATGTAGAAATTGCCGACCATCTAAATGTAGATGCAAGCACCTTGTCGAGAATGAAAAACGACAAGAAAAGCAATGGCTTAACTGAAATTGAAAACTTTTGCGAGCTATTGAGCTGCTTAGGTTTGAAGGTGGTACCAAAGGATTATCAAAGTATTGATAAAGAACGGGTAGCGGCTCTTTTGGTGATGTCAAAAAGTTGGATGAACCGTATTGAAACCGTTGATGACCTATTTCATGACGAGATCAGCGGAAAAAAGGAAAAACTTGGATATTAAAAAAGCCTGATCTCGCGAATCAGGCTTAGTTGTTCATTAACCAGAAGGATTAAATCACATGACTAATTTAACAGAACATAAGTGCAAAAACAAATGTCCTGAGTTTAAAGGAGAGCAGTGTAATCACTGTTTAGTTCAACCTGTGGAAATGCGAAAAATTGAAGATATGGGCGATGACCGTCACATTGAAAATCATGTTTCAAAAAACTGTCAGGTTTTTTCTTGCGATGAATCTGTGCATCTCAGTCGTGCTTTTATAGCTATGGGAGAGGTGTCATGAATCAATATCATATTAAAGTTAATAAAAATAATTGCGCAGAGATATTAAATAAGCTTGGCGCGATTGGTTATGCAGTTCAATTCCCAAAAATTGATTGTGAAGAATTCTCTATTTTCACCTATGAAGATGGAGGGATCAAGTTTGTAGATAATCAGTATGTTATTGATCGTGCCAACTGGGCTGTTGAAGGAATTGTTGATTTATCTGAATCAGAGTTAAATGACCATGTAATCTTGCATCGTAATAATGTACATGATGCAACGCATTGTGATAACCAAGAGAAATTCATTTATTTAACAAGTGACCAGATTATTTATTACTGGGATGGTGAATGGATTAATTCAGCTATTAACAAGTCAAATGACTATGAAAACTACTTAACCAAGAGTTTAACTCTAATTCCTACAGACCAAGAAATTACCTCTGAATATAAGACATTCAAAGTTGAAGGCCTTGAAGGTTTAGTTGATGGTAAAGCTGCTTTAACTGCTGCATTGGCAGGTGAAACAGTTCAAATCAGCGTTGAGCCTTGGGAAGAAAAAAAATGGGATACCTTCAACCCACTTGAAGATGATGTATCAACTAAAGTTTTCTTTTCTGGCATGTCAGAAGGTGTCCAAAAAGTATTTTTCCGCATCAAGCCTAAAACAATTTTAATTAATGGTGTTGAAGTTCCTGCACCGTTTAAGCCAAATCAAGATGAAAGCTTTTATGTGATTGATCATGATTCAAAATGTGGCTACATCAAAGTCTCTCGTTTATGTCATGACACTTGGGCTCAATTTGGCGTATGGCGCACTGAAGAAGAAATAAAGCAAGTGGTGGCAGCACTTAGAAAAGTATTCGAGGTGCAGCCATGATTGAAAAACTAACTATTAAAAATCTTGGTAAACATCAGGATGCATGGGCAACTATCTATATTGAGCCTAACAACACCTACAGTGAATGTGGTGGGCGTATTACTGTGATACTTGAGGACTACATAGGTACTGCATTTTTCAGCCACTGTGGAACTAAAACGTTTCAAGAGTTCATTGCTAAAACTAATTCTGGCTATTTGATGAATAAATTATTCAATCAGAATAATCAAATTCCTGATTCCATTTTCATTGAAGATGGTGACGCGATCCTTGAACTTATTAACCGTGAAAAGAAAGAAGAAATAAAGCTTGCACGTGAATATGGTGATGAATCTTTATCAAAAGAAGCTTTAAGAAGCCTTCGTGATGCTTTATCTGGTGAACAATTTGATACAGCAGGTGAGCTATATCGTCACCTAGATTCTGATGAGCAAGAAACAATGGATAGCTTGTTTGGTGAAGAATGGGGATTTGATAGCACGCTAAAAAAAGAAAATCCAAATTACATTTACGTCAAATCAATAGTGGATTCAATCATTGCTGAGTTTAAGAAATTAAGCGAGGTGATTACATGACAATGATCACCCTTGAACCTAGCCGTTACTTAAAGCGTAAAGGCTTTGGCAATGAAAACTGCAAAGCAATAAAACAATCAGTTCCTTTTGTTGAGGCACGTCGTGGTGAATACACACATCGAGTTCGCCACGTAACGCTTATTACTTTTCGAAATAAATCACATTTTGCCGTGCATTGTTGGTGCGGCATGACCATGTGTGTCGGTGGCACAGGGAAAGGAACAGGGATTTTACTTGATACACCAAGCGCTAATCGTCCTATGTGCGCTACCTGCGAAGGTAGGGTAATCGGTGCAGGTTTGCTTGGTTCACGTGAAATATCTGGCCGACAAGTTATGTATCGAGCAAGTGAGGTGGTATGAGCAACCAAGACGTAGATATTTGGATGCCAATTTATATTGGCGACATGCTTGCTAAGACCACTCGAATGACCACCGAGCAAATCGGTGCGTCATTTTTACTCATGATGGATTATTGGCGCAATGGTGCAATACCAGATGACAACAACGTTATTGCAAGCGTAATTCGTTCAAATTTGAGTAAGGCGAAGGCTTTAAAAACTATCTTGATAAATTCAAATTTATTTGAAGTAAAAGACAGTGAATTATCTTCAAAATATTTGGACGATTTAAAGTCTCAAGCTGAAAGTAATAAGTCTTCAAAGTCAGAGCGCGCAAAGAAAGCAGCGGAAGCACGATGGAACAAAGAGCAGGATTCTAGCAACACTAATGCATCTAACGAGCATCAATCTAGCAATGCTAATGCATATGCACAAGCATTGCATAAGCATGATGCAAGCAATGCTCAAGGTATGCTTGAGACATGCCCTTCATCGTCACCTTCATCTATATATATACATACACAATCAGAAGCGCCAAATTCTCTCGATGAAGACCTGAGTTTGTGGAAACCCTCACTTCATGAAATTAACTCATGGAGACAAAGAGCAGGGTTACCGAAAACAACTCAGGAAGAGTTTGACACCTTCATGATTACCTTCCTACCGCATTACGCACCTGAAATTCGTTCAGGTCGTCTCATTGAAAACAAGATTTACGCGAAATATATCCAGTGGGTCAAAGACGATGCTTTGAAAGCAAGCCGTCTGGCTAAAAGCAAACCCGCTGTTAAAACCAATTCGGCTAATGATTCTCGAAACGTCAATGACGCTTGGAAAGACGAGCCTAAATCAGATGATCGCCCGTTCACAGGAACCGTGAACATACCGGAGGATTTTTAAGATGAATGCGATGGTGAATATTTTAAACGGCTTCAAAATGGCCGAAGGATTCTGTGAAATCCACCAGGTGCAAAAAGTGCAAGCGGGACCGCATCAAATTTGCCCACACTGTGCAATTGACCATGTTCACGATTCAAAGCAAGGCGACCAATCACGTGTTGATCAGATGGTTCGTGACAAGCATTTTGGCGGTGCAATGCTTCCTGAACGCCATGCTCAATCTTCATTTTCAAATTATCAAACACGTACACAAGCACAAGCTTATACGCTCACAAAATGCATCGAGTATGCCAAAGCATTACTTGCAGGTGATAAATCTAATTTCATCATGGTTGGCTCAACTGGTACGGGGAAAACGCATCTTGGTTGTGCTACTGCATCAACACTTCTCAAAAAAGGCCTGTACGTTCGATACATCACAAGTGAAGAGCTTGCGCAGCGTGTCATGAATGCATGGGATAAGGACACAAAAGATCAATCAGAAGCATCGGTAATTTTTGAGTTCACCCAATACGATTTATTAATTCTTGATGAGTACGGTTTGCATGACCGTGACAAGCGTTTAGAGCTTGTTCATAAGATTTTGACAGCACGTTATGACTGTAAAAAACCAACGATGCTCATTTCCAATTTTTCAATGAACAAACTCAAAACAGATTTAGGCGACCGTCTATGGTCACGCTTTCAGCATGACGGTTTACACACTGTTGAGTGCAATTGGTCTGATGCAAGGGTGAGCCAATGAATCAAATTTTGAAATGTGAAATTGCTATGTCACCGCCATCAGTCAATCACTATTGGATGGCAAACGGTAAGAGACGTTACATCAGCGCCAAGGGTAAAGCATTTCAAAAAATGGTAGGCCTTTTTGTGAAGGCTAAACATAGTCCATGCCGCTTAAAAATGAGTGTGGTTTTCCATTTTCCTGATCGCATGCGTCGAGACATTGATAACCACTTGAAAGCATTGCTCGATAGCTTGGTCAAAGCAGGCTTGTGCCTAGACGATGAACAGTTCGATGAAATTATCGTGAAGCGTGGGAATGTGATTAAAGGCGGTTTAGTTGAGTTGGAAGTATGGGAGATTTAATCATGCCAGTACTTGCTTTCCTGCCTGAATTTGTCGTCAAGGACAAGGTGAAAAGAGATTCAACGCCAAAGGTGACTGAATCAGACGTAAAGAATATTAGAACTTTGCACAATCAAGGCTTGTCTTATCGTCAGCTAGCAAACAAGTACGATATTTCCCATGAAATGTGCAGACGTATTTGCACAAAGTTTTGCTACAAGGAGGTGTTTTAAATGGCTCTACGTGGAAAACAACAACGTTTTGTTGATGAATATCTGATTGATCGTAATGCAACTCAAGCAGCAATACGTGCAGGTTATTCACCAAAAACAGCAGGGTCTATTGGGGATGAGAACCTTAAAAAACCTGAAATTAAGAAAGCAATTGAAGCAGGTGAAGCTGAGCTTGCAGAGCGAAACAAGATCACACAAGACAAGGTTTTAAATCTGCTTTGGGATATGGCAACGGCTGACCCTAACGAGCTAATCAAATTTGTACGTGTGAACTGCCGTTACTGTTGGGGTGAAGATCACTATTACCAATGGACCAAGGGCGAATATCACAACGCTTGTTACAACGCGAGAGCAAACCAGAAGCCTAAACCCGACTGTGATGGTGGTTTTGGCTTTGATAAGACCAAAGTGCCTAATCCTGATTGCCCTGAATGCCGTGGTGAAGGTGTTGGCTATACGCATGTTTCAGACACAACAAGAGTGAGTTCAAAAGCCAAACTGCTTTATGCGGGCATTAAAGAAAATCAATACGGCGTTGAAATCAAGATGAATGATCAATTTGCTGCTGCGGTTAAAGCGGGTCAGCACATTGGCATGTTCAAAGAACGTGTAGAACACAGTAACGACCCTGAAAACCCATTAACTGACACCAAAGCATCAAGCAGAAAGCTTGCTGCACTTGCCAAACTTAAAAAAGCAAAGGCTAAGGCCGATAAAGCTAAGGGGAGTGATGATGCGTGAACAATACTGTGAATGGGAGCCTGAAGAATGATGACTAATGCCACAATTATTTTAGTGTTGATCACTGCAAATATTGCTACCTTGGCAACTTTGTTGTTGGTCAAATTTAAAATTATCAGCCAAAAAAAAGCATTTTCATACTTCACTTGGGTTTTGTTCATTTTCTGTATAAGTCTTTATTTCAAGTTGTTTGGCGACAAGGTTGATATTGATCGTTCTGATATTTGGCTCATCTGTGTAATGGGTTACAGCATTGTGTTCGGCCCTGAAGATTGGGGAATGTATGACCAAAACAACTGATGATGAAATCCTTGCATTGCTTGCCGAAATGGATGAATCGGAGATTGAGCAATATTTACTGACGCTCGATGAAGATGAACAAGCGGAAATAGCAAAACTACTTGCCGATGCGCCTATATGGTTTCCATTGGAAGGCCCGCAAATGGCTGCGTATTTATCACAAGCCGATGTTATTGGTTACGGTGGCGCGGCAGGTGGTGGCAAAACGGATTTAGTCGTTGGCTCATTCTTAACGGTGCATAAACGTAGCTTGGTTGTACGTCGAGAGAAAGCGCAAACAGACGGTATCGTACAACGATGTGAGGAAATTCTAGGCCATAAGAATGGCTATAACTCGCAAAAATCATTCTGGAATTTGGGCAACGGTCGCTTAATCGAATTTGGTGGTCTTGATAACTTGGGTGATGAGAAGCGTTGGCAAGGTCGTGCTCATGATTTTAAGGCGCTCGATGAAGCAACAGAAATTCGTGAATCACAAGCACGCTTTGTAATGGGTTGGAATCGTTCATCAGATCCAACAATCAAATCTAAATGTCTAATGACCTTCAACCCACCAACTACAGCGGAAGGGCGTTGGGTAATTGATTACTTTGCACCTTGGATTAAAAAGGGCCATCCGAACCCTGCAAAGCCGGGTGAATTGCGCTATTTCGCAATGGTGAAAGGCAAAGAACAGGAAGTTGAAAGCAATAAGCAGTTTGTACTTATCGATGATCAAATCGTTTATGACTTTGACCCAAAAGATTACAAGCCTGAACACATCATCACACCTAAATCACGCACGTTCATTCCTGCACGAGTGACAGACAACCGCTATTACATGGAGACAGGCTACATGAGCACATTACAAGCATTACCTGAGCCTTTACGGTCACAAATGTTATACGGCGATTTCGGTGCAGGTATTGAAGATGACCCTTGGCAAGTTATCCCGACCGCATGGGTGGAAGCTGCACAAGCACGATGGAAGCCAGAAGATGAAATGCGCCTTATGTATAAGGGCGTGTTTGCTATGGATTCATACGGTCTAGACGTTGCACGTGGCGGCAAGGACAACACCATTGGCTATGCACGTCATGGCTTGTGGTACAACCGCGCAAATGTACTTGAAGGCATTCAGTCTAAAGATGGACCTGCAAGCGCATCGTTTGCTGTATCACATGTGCGTGATGGTGCGCCAATTCATGTTGATATCATCGGTGTTGGTGCAAGTACATACGATTTCTTAAAACAATCAGGTATGCATGTCATTCCCGTTGATGTGCGTAATGCTGCAAATTCTTTCGACCGTTCTGGTCGCTTAACATTCTTCAACCTTCGTTCACAGCTTTGGTGGCAATTCCGTGAATCATTGGACCCTGCATACGGAAGCACAGTTGCTTTGCCGCCTGAACCTGAGCTTTTAGCCGACTTAACTGCTCCGCGTTGGGGATTGCAAGGCGCAAACATCAAAGTCGAATCACGCGAAGAAATCATCAAGCGTATTGGCCGCAGTCCCGACTATGGCTCTGCAATTATCAACGCGCAAATTGATACACCTAAACGTCAAGTCATGCAAGCCATCCATGGTTCAAGTGCAAGACGCGATTACGACCCTTACGCGTAGTGTCAACAGGAAATAGGGTTGTTGGCATTTGTCAAAAGCATAATGTTAATACAAGTTTTTGGAGCTATCGAAATGTGTACAAGCAGTGCATTGAATTTTTTAACCGGTGGAATGATTGGTGGTCAACTTGGCGATGCATTAGGGCTAGGTAAACAACCAACAGTACAAGTGCAGGCCCCACCAAAACAACCAACTCGACAGGATTCTAAGTCGCCAGATACTTCAGCAGCAATTGATCGTGTGCAACAAGCCCAAAATTCAATGTCAGGCGGCATTGCAAATACCTTGTACACCGATGCAACAGGTGTTGATGATGAGAATTTGCGCTTAGGTAAAAAAACTCTTTTAGGTAGTGGCGGTTAATATGCACCAAGACGATATCAGAGCGCTGAAAAAACGGTTTGATGCTGTGTGGCAAAACCGTGTCACAGATCAGGACGACTATTGTGCTGAGTTAGCATTGCACGTTTTACCCGTTGCTATCAAAACGATTAAGAACCAAGAAAAGCATGACCGATCAGCTTGGTCAAAGATCGTTGATAACACTGGTAAAGACTCGTTAAAAACCTTAGCAGCGGGCATGGTATCAGGTACATGTTCGCCAAGTCGTAAATGGTTCACACTTCAAGCTTCAGATGAGGCTTTACAAAAAGATATTGAAGTAAAACAATGGCTTAAAGCGGTTGAGGATGCTTGTTATGTGGCATTTTCAAAGAGTAATGTATATCGAGCAGTCCATCATATTTATATGCAGGAAGGCGCATTTGGTATTGGTGCAGCATTAGCACCTGAACATGGTGATAAATCCAAAGCAGCACTTATGGATTTAATCCCTATGACATTTGGTGAATTTGCTATCACTACCGATGAGTTTAATAAACCTAACGGCGTATATCGCAAGTTCAAATTGACCACGATCAATATGGTCAAACAGTTTGGCTTAGATAAAGTTTCTGACTCAGTTAAAAGCGCATACGACAACAATAACTTTGAACAAGAGTTTGAAGTTCAACATGCGATTTATGAACGTGAAAATGCAAAAGGACATGGACCTAAAAACATGCCGTTTGCTTCCATATATTTTGAGCCGAACTCAAATGACAAATTACTACGTGAAAGCGGAATGATGAGCTTTCAAGTCATCTGTGGGCGTTGGACGGTTTCTAGTAGTGATGTGTACGGGGAAGGTCCTGCAAGTGATTGTATTGGTGACTTACGTGCTTTGCAGAAAGGGCATCAACAAATTGCAGTAGGTGTTGATTATCAAGTTCGCCCACCTTTGCTTTTACCTGATTACCTGAAAGGCCAAGAGCGTGAGACATTGCCAAATGGTATTGCTTTCTACCAACAGTCACCAACAAATCAAGTTGCACAAGTCCAAGCAATGCTGAATGTGCAATTCGATTTGAATGGGGTTATGGCACAAATCGCACAATGCCAAGAGCGTGTAAAACGTTCATTTCACACTGACCTATTCATGATGCTTGATGCTTTTGACAAGGGCAAAATGACTGCAACTGAAGTGTATGAGCGTAAATCAGAAAAGATGCTGATGCTTGGTCCGGTTGTTGAACGTCAGATTGATGAGCTATTACGTCCACTTGTAGAAATCTGTGTTCAACGTGTTCTATCAACCAATGCTTATCTTCGCCAGATTGCACCTACTGCCATCCAAAATGCCAATGTCGAAATCAATTTCGTATCAATTCTTGCCCTTGCTCAAAAGTCTTCAGGCTCAGCGGTACTTGAGCGTGCATTGGGTATGGTTAGCCAGATTGCGCAAGTCAATCCTGAAGTTATGGACAAGTTTGATACTGATAAGTTCATGGATGAATACATGGATATTAACGGCGTATCGCCAAATGTATTTAGACCTCAACGTATTGTTGATCAAATCCGTGGACAACGTGCGCAGCAACAGCAAATTGCACAAGAGCAAGCGCTTGCAGCACAACAGGCACAAACGCAAAACGCGAATGCAAACACGCTTAAAACGGTAGGCGATACCAATGCGGAAACTGTATCTGATTTATTTATGGGTGGAGGCGCATGAGTGAATTAGACAAGAAAGCAGACGAAAACAAACGTAAGCGTGACCAGGAACTAAATGACCTGCGCACCATCCTTGCTACTGAACAAGGGAAACGTTTTTTGATGCGTCTGCTCAACAGAGCAAATCTATTACAGCCGACTTACGGTTCAGGTGCAAACGCAAGCGATTTCGCATTTTTTGAAGGTCGTAGAGAGTTTGGTCTCTACATTCTCGGTGAAATCACACAAGCAAATACAGACGCATGGTTAGACATGCAAAAACAACATTTTGAAGAACTTAAAGAGAAGGTGAGCCATGAGCGAAGTAACGACTACGACAGCAACTGATACCGCAGCTACTACCACAACTGCGGCACCTGCTGATACAGCAACCGCAACAACAACAACTGATACAGCAACTACGCCTGTAACTACTGAAACAACAACGGTTGAAACTACGCCTAGCAATACTGCTACTGACACAACTGAAGAAACGCAAGACGTTTTACTTGGTGGTGAAAAGCCGCCTGCTGAGCAGCAAGTTCAATACACTGATTTTCAAATGCCTGAAGGTTTTACCCTAAACCCTGAAGATCAAACTGTACTTCATGAACTTGGGCAACAATTCAAAATGCCGCAAGAAGCTGTGCAAAAGCTTGTTGATTTGGGCGTTCAAATGCAGCAACGCCAAGTACAAGAGCAATTGAAAACCGTTGCTTCATGGGTTGATGCAGCTAAAGCCGACAAAGAGTATGGCGGGGAAAATCTGCAAAAGAACCTGTTGACAGCGCAACGCGCCTTCAGCTTACCGCGTGGCGACAAAATCTCTAATATTCTTCATAAGAGCGGACTAGGTAATCATCCTGATGTTATCGGCTTTATGACAGAAGTGGGCAAGTTGTTAGAACCTGACAGCATTACTCATGGTCAGGGAACTAATACAACAGGTACCAGTCTCGGCAAACTTTGGTATGGCGATGATAAATAACTAACAGAGGGCTGAATATGTCTGTAATCGCACAATTACAACCGACCTTGATGGATTTAGCTGCACGCTACGGACAAACACCCGAAAGTGCAGTTATTGAAATCCTTAGCGCAAGTAATGAATTACTTGACGACATGGTTTGGGTTGAAGCAAATGACGGTACTGGTCATAAAACAACAATTCGTACAGGTTTACCTAAGGGCGCTTGGCGTTTACTAAACTACGGTGTTCCTGCTGAAAAATCTGCAACGGCAGCTGTACGTGATACGTGCGGTTTGCTCGAATCATATTCTGAAGTTGATAAGCAACTTTATGATATGGAACAAAACCCTCAAGAATGGCGTGCTAGTGAAGATGCTGCATTTGTTGAGGGTATGTCTCAAACCATGGGTGAAACCCTAGTCTATGGGAATGCGCGCGATACCCCTGCGGCATTTACTGGTTTTGCCCCTCGTTTCAATGACATTTCTCAATCTAATCCTGCAAATAAACGAAATATTTTAGATGCAGGTGGTACAGGTAATAACAATACTTCAATTTGGTTTGTTGTCTGGCACAAAGATACCGTTCACGGGATTTATCCGAAAGGCACTAAAGCAGGATTGCAAATCCGTAATCTTGGTGAGGTAACAGATAAAGACCAAAACGGCTTGATGCACCAAGTTCTACGCACTCATTTCGTTTGGAATGCAGGTGTTACTGTTCGCGATTGGCGTGCATTAGTTCGTATTGCAAACATTGATGTTGCTGCGCTTACTAAAGATGCAAGTGCAGGTGCAGACTTGTTTGACTTATTGGCCCAAGCTGCTGAGTTGTTGCCGCGTAAAACAAGTGGTCGTGTTGCGATTTATGCCAACCGTACTATTTCATCATTCCTACGTCGTCAAAGCGTTAACAATAAAAACGTACGCATCACGGTGGAAGAGCAAGGTGGTCGTAGCGTTACTAAGTTCGACGGTATCCCTATTCGTCGTGTCGATGCGATTTTAAACACTGAATCACGTGTGGTTTAAGGAGTAGCTTAGCTATGCTTATTGATAAATTATTGGTGATGTCGCTTGATCAAGCTATTACTGTCACAGCGACTTCTACAGACACACTTGATTTGCAGAAGGCATCAACAAGTGTAAATCGTTTGCCTGTTTTGGTGCGGGGTAAAAACTTGGCCCCAACTACTGCAACCATTACTGTGCAGCTTCAACAATCAAGTGACAACGTTTCTTGGGAAACCATCGAAACTTCCCGTGCTTATACAGGTGCTGAGCTTAATTCGGGTGTTATTGGTGAAGTGGTATTACCCGTAAAACCTAAACGTTACGTGCGTTTGAACTATTCGGTTGGTAGTGGCCCATTCACGGCAGGAACTGTGTTTTCACACATTTCTGATAGTCGTGATGTTAACGCTGCGTATCCAGTTTATGCGGGGGCTTAATCATGGAATATAAGCAAGTTCAAGCGAATCAAAAAGGATTCTATAACGATCGCTTAATTCAAGAAGGCGAAGTTTTTTCTGTACCTGAAGGTGAAACTGCACTTTGGTTTGAAGATGTTGAGCCAAAACAACCTGAGACTAAAAATCCTTTTTCATCTATGAATAAGGAAGCGCTAACTCAAGCTGCTTTAGATAAGGGTATTCAATTGGATGGCTCAGAGACAAAAGCACAAATCATTGAGCTTCTATTAGCTGGATAATTAAAAAAGGGCCCGTATCAGTACGGGCTTTTACCTCACAAAGCAAACGTAGCTAAAAGGTGCATCAAATGTCTGAAGAACAAATTGAACAGCAAATTCAAGAGAAAGGTCTTACAGCTCCACGCATAACTCCTTCTCACATTGATTCAAAAGTTAAGCATGTTTATTACCATTCACCTTTAGCAGCCATTGACCCTGAACAGGCAATGGATGAAAAGACATATCAAACATTACGTTGTTTAACGTTTTGTACGATCGTTCTGGAAAACGGCTTTACAGTTACAGGCGAAAGCGCATGCGCAAGCCCTGAAAACTTTGACCCATTCATCGGCAAAGAAATTGCCTATAAAAATGCTCGCGAAAAAATTTGGCAGCTTGAAGGGTACTTGTTGAAAGAAAAACTTTATCAAGCTGATTTAGACAAACAGTTCTAAAGCAGGATAACCCCATGAGATCAATCGTTGATCTTTGCAATTTGGCCTTGTCGCACCTCGCACAAGGCTATGTTGTAAATGAGATTACAGAACCAACAAAACCCGCAAATCTGTGTAATACATATTACCCAATTTGCCGACGCGAATTGCTTGATAACGAACATCAGTGGACCTTCGCGGTCAAACGGGTTCGCTTGAATGTTGATGCGGGTTATGAGTTCGGCACCGCCTATGTTTTGCCAAGTGACAAAGTGCGATTGTTTCAGCTTGAGTCTGGTACTCGTTTCTACGTTGAAGGCAACAATTTATTCACAGATGACCCTGCACCAGTTCTTCGATATGTCCATGATGTAAAAGATTTAGCTCTAATGACTGACAGTTTTAAACTCGCATTGTCATATCTTTTGGCAGCTCGTATTGCAGGTCCTTTGACTCAAAGCGAACCGTTGCAAATGAAGATGATGGGGCTTTACGGACAAACTTTAGGCCAAGCAATTTTTATTGATCTTCAACAGCATCGACTTGAAAAACGTCCTGAGCATGTAGGCTCAATGACTGAGGTACGATAATGCAATTTTCATTCAATGGTGGCGTTATATCACCAGATATGTTTGGTCGTATTGATCAAGCTAAATATCAAACTGGTGTTGCCAAATGCAAAAACTTCTATGTTGAATTGTTTGGCGGCCTGACATATCGAGCGGGTTTCCGTTACGTTCACCATTATGAAAAAACATTAGGCAAGATGCGCCTTATTCCTTTTATCTTTAGTGAAGAACAAACGGTTGTTTTAGCAATCCGTGCCGGTGCGGTAAATTTTTTTGCTGATGGTGGGATGTTGCTTGATGATAACGATGCACCTTTAGAAATTGTTGTGCCTTATGCGGAACAGCATTTAATGCAGCTACGATATGCACAATCTGCTGACGTTATCACAATCACTCACCCGGAATACCCGCCAAGAAAAATCATAAGAAAAGGCGCTACAGAATGGGTAACTGAACTTGTATCAGTAGGGTATGGCCTTACACCACCTCAAAATGTAGCTGCAACTGCGCACATTGAAGATAAATATAAACCTGGTGGTGCTAATCATGATTCATACATTGAACGTGATTATTCTTATCAAGTAACAGCAATAAATGAAGAAAATGAATCTGCTGCATCTGCAAAAGTAACAGTTCAAAACGACTTAACTCTTGGTGGCAACTACAACACCATAACTTGGGATGCCGTAACTGGTGCTACACGCTACAACGTCTTTAAACTCCGTTCTGGTCTTGCAAGTTATATTGGGGAAACAACTGAATTAAGTTTTACAGATGACAACATTGAAACGAACGGATCGATTACACCGCCATTAATTCGTAATCCGTTTGAGTTTTATCCAACCGCTGTTGGATACCAAGGTCAAAGAAAAGTTTATGGAGGGGGGTATAAGTCACCTCAGTGGTTGCGAATGTCTCGTACAGCTACTGACGATAATTTTGGTTATCACATACCTCTGCAAGATACTGACTCAATCCAAATACGTTTTTCCGCACGTGATGGTAACGGTGTAAAACACCTTGTTCCTATGAGCGATTTAATGATTCTTACAAGTAGTGCTGTTTGGCGTTTGTCTTCTGATGGAGCAATTACAGCTGCAAGTGTAAGTGTAAATAAACAGTCTTCAGAAGGCGCGAATGATGTAACACCTGTTGAAGTTGGTGGGGCTGCAGTTTTTGCTTCAGATCAAACGGGTCATGTTCATGAAATATCGTTAGCCAAATCAATTTCGGTTTCTTATCAGACACTCGATTTGTCGATTATGTGCCCACAATTATTCGATGAATATAAAATTATTGATTGTGCGTTACTTCGTAAGCCTATGAATATTATATATTTTGTTCGTGATGATGGGGTGTTATTGTCATTAACATACGAACCTCAACAACAAGTTTGGGCGTGGGCAGAGCATGATACAGACGGTAAATTTTTATCACTTGCAGCAATTCCAGAAGAAAATCAAACAGTTCTTTACGCATTAATTGAGCGAAACGGATTTTATACAATTGAGCGCATGCTAACCAGACAACCTTCAGAAATGCAGGATAAATGTCATTTAGATGGTAGTTTTCATTATAAAGGGGCGCTAGTTACTTCACTATCTGGCTTAGATTGGCTTGAAGGTCAAACAGTATCAATATTTGCTGACGGAGGTGTAAAGCCGCCTGTTAAAGTTGTTAATGGAACAATCCAATTATCCCGCGAATTATCTAACGTTTGGATTGGTTTGCCTTATGTGGCAGAAATGCAGACGTTACCTATACTCAATCAACAAATTAATCCAGTAAAACCCAAAGTTTTAAATAAAGCTTTTCTACGTGTTCTTGGCACACAAAATATTCTTGTCGGTGCTAACCAAGATATTTTACAGCCTACAGCAATAACTGAATATAAACCGCGCAGCCGTGAACCGTACGGCAGACCATTAGATTTAATTGACGGTATTGTTGAAGTTCCTGTTGCCAGCACCTTCGAGCGAGATGTTCAAATTACAGTAAAACATGATAAACCTTTACCTATGAAATTGTTGGCATTAGAGGTTGAAATCAAATGAGACGAAATAATATTGAGATTCGCAAACCGACTGAGCGCGATATTCGTATTCTTGTTGAGAACCTGCGTGATGCTGATAAGGACGAAATGAAAGCATATTTCAATGATAACTATCATTGGATGATTAAAATGTCCATCAAGCATTCTAGTGATGCTTGGACAGTTGTGGTTAACGGCAAGTTGCTATTCATTTGTGGTGTAGGAATGACAAGTTTAATTGGTAATATTGGTTGCCCATGGCTTCTTGGAACCAATTTTATTAAGCAATATCCGATTGAATTCTACAAACAAAGTTTGAATATTTTAAAAGAAATGCAATTGAATTATGACGTACTCATAAATCATGTTTATGTGAAAAATAAAAATGCAATTCGCTTTCTTAAAAAATTAGGATTTGATCTAAAAGCCCCTGAAATCTACGGAAATAACAATGAATTATTCCATCCGTTTGTAATGGGGACAACAGCATGATTAATCCATATGCATTTGCAGCTGTAAAGGGGGTGGAAGCGCTCTCTACTTACAACAAATTAAAAGCCCAAAAACAAGCTTATCAACAACAAGAAAAGCTTTCTCTTTACAATGCAACGCTTGCAGATAATCAAGCACGGCAAGCTATTGAAGATGGTGTTAATACCGTAACCGATTACCAACGCAATGTTTCAGCTTTTAAATCAAGCCAGATAAACGCGCTTGCTGAAAATGGAATTGATGTAACTCAAGGTTCGGCTATCGATCTACTTGCCTCTACTGAGATGCTTGCGCAAAGTGATATCGATTCGATTAAGTATAATGCCGCTCTGCAGTCATGGGGTCATAAGGTTCAAGAAACAAACTATCGAAATCAAGCTGAGAATTATAGTGTAGCTGCAAAATCAATTAGACCATTAACAAGCACGCTTTTAAGCCTAGCGGGGAGTGCTGCGTCTGCCTATATCCCAAGCATGGGTGAAGGCAGTTTAGGTGATGGGATTGAAAATGGTGCCGCATCGAGCGGCGGTTCTGACTTTGCATCAAGTCTCTACAATGGTACCCAAGGCGCATCTTGGCAAAATTATAATTGGAATTGGTTCGGAGCTAGTTAAATGCGTATACCACAATTTAATCGTCAAGTTTCAGACAATAATGTGCCTAGTGTTCAAGTTTCTGGTGGTGTATCTCCAAGTGAAGCTGCAAGTTTAGTTGGCAATAAAATGGATGGTTTAGTCGGTGCACTAAACTCAGGATTAAAAGCATACCAAGAATATCAAGATGAAGCTGACCGTGTACGTGTTATTGATGCACAAAACAAGCTCGCAGAATTAAAGCAGCACTTACAAAACAACGATGTTGATGGCTTTATAAATAAAAAAGGCGTGGATGTAGTTAGTTTTGATGACGGAGAAGGCGGGAACTTTGTTGATTACTATTCGCGGGCTTATCAAGACGGAGCGGGCGAGATCGCAAGCAAGTTAAGCAATGGTCGCCAACGCGCTATGTTTCAGCAAATTGCCGCACGTGATTCAGTTCAATTCAAAGGCACTTTGCAAAATTACTTTGTGCGTGAAAATGATGTTTATCAACAAAGTGTTTATTCATCTTCTGCAGAACGCTATATTCGTGAGATAAATGAAAACCCTGCTGACTTTGCAAAGATTGATGAAAGCCGTGAAAATTTAAAAGCTTCAATTGGAAAACTCATTGCACTTAATGGTAAGTCTGGTACAGAAGCTGAAAACATGTACTTGAAATCGATTTCAGGCGCACATCTAAATAACATTAACGCTTTTATTGAAAACGGTGAACTGAAAGCGGCATTAACATATAAAAATAAATATGGGGAGGAATTGGCGCTTGTTGATCAATCTAGAGTAGATCAAAAAATTCATCAAAAACTTGAAGAACAACAAGTTGAAATGTTGGTGAATAGAGCCACTACTGGAACACAAGAATATAGTAATCCTGCGCTTAATGCCCCACCTCAAGCATCGGCCGCGATAGCCAAAGAATTGAAAGGATTAACGCCTGAGCAAATGAAAAACATTAAATACAACGATCAGCGCTTAGATGTTTACACAGTACATGCTGCTAAAGAAAAAGGCATGGAATGGGCTGCGCCATTGTTATTAGGTTTACGACTAGCAGGTGAAAGGTCCGATAATAGTGCCGTCTCAAATAAAGGGGCGCGTTCAGTTATGCAATTCATCCCATCTACTTGGCATGGATCGGATACGCAAAAAAATGGTTATAAATGGGACCGTCAATCTGGCAGAGAACGAGATATCGATAACCCTGCAGATACAATCGACGCTGCAATAGATTTTGTTTCGGATATTAGTAAAAAATTTAAAACTAAAGACCCTATGGTTATAGCAGCCTATTATCATGGCGGTGATGACGATGCTCGTAGAGTTTTAGCAGGTGGGCAACCAAAAGGGCCTATAGGTCGGGGTTATCTAGCTCGAATGGATAAATGGCTTTCTCAAGAATTTGGAGACTATGCTAAAAAGCCTGCCAAAACTCGCGAGCAGGCTCAAGAAGAAATTTGGAATAGTGATGTTCCTCTTGATGTTAAAAACAAGGCATTATCATTCACTGATAGATACTACAGTGGTTTAGACAAAGCCAAAGAGGAAAAACAAGACCAAGTTTATGATTACTACTTTAAGGGTATTAATGCTGGGAAGTTTTCTTACGACCAAATACCCGCTGTAGATATTAATGCTTTAGAACCAAATCAAATTAGAAGCCTTGAATCAGTTAGTAATGCCAAATTCAAAAAAGATATTAAGACTGATTCAACTGTCTACAGCATGATTATGCTAAACAAAGAAGAGTTGTTTAAAGGTAAGCCACAATCTGTATTACATCAATATGCTGATAAATTATCACCTTCAGACTATCGTGCAGTCACAAAAATGTTCATCGATGTTAATTCTCCCTCAAAAGATGGAAAAAAAGATGATTCTTTAGAAGTTAGTCCGAAAACTGTTTCAGATTATTTAAATCCTTATTTACCTATGCTTGGCATAACTAATAAAACCAATAAGAATCAGATCGATCATTATGCTGCTGTTCAGGCTGATGTAACTCAAACGTTGCGTGAAGCTGAAGCTAGAAAAGGAAGCAGACTGACCAAGGATGAATTTAGTCGAGCCGTTCTTAAAACAATCGGATTAAACACCAAAATTACAACGTCACGTTCTTTGTTTGGCGTTTCGGTTGGTGGTTCTGAAAGCACATTAAATCGCATATACTCTGTGAAAAGCAAAGATGATATAGCTCCTAATACTCAGAAGAAGATCGACGATTTATTTAAAAAACAAGGTCGTGACTTATCAAAAGTAACTTTAGCGGAATATCTTAATGCTTATTACTCAATGGCTAGAAGGGGCTTTTAATATAATGAGAACTTTAATTTTGTTAACATCTTTTTTATGTTTCACTCAGTCTGCTAATGCGGAATGGATTGATATTTTTAAAGACGGCAAAGAAGTCTATTCTGTAGATAAAGAATCGATGGATATAGATTTAGAAAATGAAAAAGCAAAAATATGGGTTAAAAACACCGTTAATATTAGCAAACCAAAATTGAACGATGTAGTGGAAGTAAAAACTTATTTCGATATCGCTTGTAAACAAAGAGCATTAAATTTAATTTCTATGGTTTCTTATAATAATAAGAATAAAGTTGTTAAATCATTTAATCCTTCAACTCCTTTAAAAATTAATGCAATTCCCGAAACAGTCGGTGGAAATATTTTTCATGCGATGTGCCAAGATTTAATCCCCGCAATGAAAGATCAGCCTTTTGAAAAGTTCACTTCTTCTGTGATAAAGACCGATCAGTGTTTAAAGGATGCTGTAAATTCTAAAAGGTATTCAGTGGCGAATAAAAACAAGTTAAAAGATATTGCTTTAGAAAAGTGCAATTCTTTACTTAATAATTCGTATAACACTGGGGTCTCTTATGCTTCTATCGAAAAAGGCGAAAATTTAACGGATGAAGAAGCCCAAGTGGTTAAATTAAAAATTTATAATCGCTTGGAAGAAAAATTAGATTTTTATATTCAATAACACGTTTATGCAGTGTCAACAGCAAACGGCAGTCTAATCAATAACAGCATTTAAGATTACAAATAACCGTAGTCTTAAGTGCTTTTATTATGTCTGATCAAAATGCAAATCTTACAATTGGTCAATTATTCGAATTAAACCAAGGCAAGAACCCAACACAAATTGCAGATTCTGAAGCTCATGCGCGTAAAGCCGCTAAATCATTGGGCTTGGATTACGACAAGATGACAGAAACACCTGAGCAAATTGTTTCTGTAGCTGATGAGATCAACACGCAAAAACGCGTGAATGATGTTGTCGCAAGCGATCCTGTACTTGGTAAATATGCACTTAATCCAAATCAAGCTGCTGTGTCTTTAGATGACTTTGAAAACCTAAAAGACATTAGCGGTAAGGTTTCTCTACTTGGCTCGAGTCTCTCAAAACCATACCAAAGTGTTTCTTATGAAGACATTCAAAACGTTTTGAATAAAGGCACTTCACCAGAACAAAAACAACGATTAAAAGAACTTGGGGTTTATGAAGGTCCTCAGAAGAAAATTAAGCCAAATGTGAACACCAATTTAATTGATTCGTTCAGTTCAACCTTAGTTCCCCAAACATCGGATCAAGTTTTCAACGAACATTACGACCGTATTAAAAAGACAGCGGGTGTGATGAGTGCAGAACGATTCAAAAAATATTATGAGAACCAAGTCTATTGGATGGAGCACACGGCGACTGCTGAACCTACCAATCCACAAGAACAAGGCAATCGGTATGTAAATGCGGCCATTCGCGCTGTTGCGGCTATTGGTCAGACAGAAGGCGCTGTAATTAGCGCGACAACAGGAAACGATAGTTTACTTAACTTAGCAACACGTGTGAAAAATAAAGCGGCGCCATCACAAGAAATGTCGCAAGCGCTTTATCAAGCGCAACTAGCTGCGCAGACAAATGATGCAGGTGTGTTAGGTGCGGCCCAAGAATTGATAAGCAATGCTGATGCAGGCTTGGTCGGAGAATTTTTAATTGAACAAGCACCACCCGCATTAGCCGGGTATTGGGCAGGCGCGGGGGCAGGTGGTGTTTTAACAAATTCACTTATCCGTAACACAGCCAAATATGCACCAATGGTCATGAACTTGGAGAAGGCCGCTACATTAGTTCGTGGCGTGACTGTTGCAGGAAATGCAGCACAAGGCGCATTGGGTGCGGGTACTGCTGACGCTATCGTGTCTTATGGTCAGAACATGGCAGAAGCACGTGAGAAGTTTTTAACTAAACAAGAACAGATCGATTATGCAGCTGCAAAGACATGGGGTTCAGCAAAATATTCAGCCTTAGGCGGTGCATTAATGCCTGTAACTTTTGGCGGCCCTTTGCGTACTGTAGGCGGTCAAGCTGTCATTCAATCAGCGGCAGGCATGTACTCTGTGCAAGGTGCGGCCGATGCGGTTGGTGAAAAAGCCGACCCTGTAGAAATGGCATTAGAAGGTTTGTTAGAAGTTGCAACCGCTGCGCCTGAAGTAGCCATTACATCTGCATCCAAAGTTAAAAACCAACGTACAGCACAATTTGCATTAGACCAATTACGCCAAGATCAGCAAGAAGATGCAGTGCGTTCAAGTACCTTTGCATCTGTGCTTAATAACCTTATTGACCGTAACAAAGAGAGTAAGACGGCACAACGTGATGACTCTGCAAGCCAAGCATTTATAAAACAGGCCATTGAGGAACACGGCGCAGTTGAAGAAGTTTATATAGACGGTCAGACCTTCAACCAGTTATTGCGTGACCGCAATATTGAGCCATCTGATTTATTTGAACGTGCACCAAGCTTGCAAGATCAGTTGGGCACAGCGGAAACGTTTAACGGCACTGTGCAAATACCAGTGAATGAGTTTGTTTCTGCAATGTCAGTTGTTGAGCGTCCAACAGACTTTGTTGAAAACGTCCGTTCTGACCCTAACATGCCAACTTACCGTGAAGCTCAAGAGAACCTTGCAAAAACTACAGAACAAATGCAGCAAGAAGCCAACGTCTTTATGGAAGAGCAAGCACGTTTTGAAAGTGCCGAAGATGCTAAGGAGTTGGTCGCTACTGAAGTTCAAAATCAGTTGGCTAGTGTTGGTACCTTCACTGCAAAATATAATCGTGCTGCAGGCGAATTAACATCTGCTTTCTATTCAACCTTGGGTGATAAACTCGGCATTAATGCCAAAGAAGCTTTTGACCGTTACCCAATCCGTATTGCTGATGAGCCGAATACAGATAAAGGAACTTCTTTTAATCAAAGTGCTTCACCTGAACAAACAATCTCAGTAGATGATTTTGTTAAGGGCATTAAAAAACAATATGGAATTGAATTAGGTCTAAAAGGTAGTCAATCAAGTAATGTCCTTTCATTGCATAAAATTGTTGTGCCTGAAGCTATGCGCAATCAGGGTACTGGCACTAAAGCAATGCAGGATATTATTAACTATGCTGACTCGCAAAATAAAACGATTGCGCTTACTCCAAGTTCTGATTTTGGTGGGAACAAAAACAGACTTACAGGCTTTTATAAAAAACTCGGCTTTGTTGAGAATAAAGGCCGCAATAAAGATTATGAAATTTCTGAAAGTATGTACCGTTCACCAAACGGCCGTAAATATAATCAAACTAGTATATTAAAACAAACGGATACTATCTCTTTTAAAAAATGGTTTGGGGATAGCCAAGTTTTAGATGCGAATGGTAACCCTCAGATTCGGTACCATGGTACTCGTGATAATTGGTCACAATGGGATAAAAGCAGAGCGGGGGGATTGATTCATACTACCTCAGATGTGGATATTGCAGAGAGATATGCTCAAGGTGCAGGTGGGGGAAGAAAACGTAGTGACCCCGTATATAAAGACAATAAGGAAAACATTTTTGAATTAGATGGCAATGAGTATGTGAATAAAAGCGATGGTACCCGTTTAAGTTTTCAAGATATTCAAGATATGTTGGATTCTGGAGACTTGAATCCTTTCTATCCAGATGGGCGTATTGAACCGATATATGTACGTGCGGAGAATCCTCTTGATCTAAATACTAAGGAAGGTTTGAAAATTTTAGCGAGCATTCAGGCGACGAGCCGCTTTGGTAGGAGTGTTGTTGATCAAGCGAAAGCAGGCGTTTTCGATTGGAACTCAACTAAACATGAGTTTAAGAATAAGCATTGGGCGGATGATTTAGTACCGAAGCTTAAAGAGCTTGGATATGATGCCGTTATTTTTGCGGATGATGGACATCAAACTTTATCTGTTTTTGATTCTGAACAAATTAAATCTGTAAATAACAATGGTGATTTTAATTCAGAAGATCCAAATATCTATAAGCAAGCAAACGGCGGTACACGCGGCTCTATTACGTTCAGCATTGGGCAAGATGGTTCTACAATTGTTCTAAGTAAAAATGCTGATTTTTCAACCTTTGTGCATGAGCTTGGGCATCATTTTTTAGAAATGAATATGCAAATTGCATTAAGTCCTGATGCACCTGAACAAGTCCGTGCTGATATGGAAACGGTGATGAAATGGGCATCACCAGAAACAACGGACCTTGGCGAATGGGATTTTTTCACCGATGCAGAAAAAACCTCAGTTCATGAAAAATTTGCAGAAACGTTTGAACAGTACGTCTTTACAGGCAAAGCGCCAAGCGCGTCATTAAAACAAGTTTTTAACCGCTTCAGACAATTTATGATTGCTGTGTACCGGAACATTGAAAAGTTTATGGGCATCAATGACCGTGCAGAATTGAATGCGGATATCACAGGCGTAATGGACCGTATGCTTGCATCATCAAGCGCCATTGCTGAAGCTCAAGCCGCTTCAAATCTCGAAATGCTTATTCATCAAGATGACGCAATGCGTCTTGGTATTTCGCCAAAAGATTATGACGAAATGCGCCAAGATCATGAAATCGCTACAGAATTATCTATAAATACTTTAGAGCAAAAATCTCTGCGCAATATGGTTTGGTACCAAAAGCAGAAATCTAAGTATATGAAAACATTACAAAAAGAAGCAGATAAAAAACGGGCCGCGGTTCGTGAAGACATGGCTAAGGAAATTGCGCAACAACCTGTTTATCAAGCTATGGCCTTTTTACGTCAACCGCTTGACCCAGTTGCTAAACGGGATTCAACCAAGGTTGAGCCAAGTCAAGATAATCTTTTTGAAGCCGTCGCTAAGTTTGGCGGTTTAGATGCTAATGAGGTCGAAAGTACTTGGGGCATTGACGAAGCAGCCAAAACAAAATCAGGTGTCGGCAATAAGCCTGTAGTACGTTCTTCAAAGTCTAGAATAAAAGGCCTGTCGATTGAATCGATGGCTGAGAAGCTTAGCGAAGAAGGGTATTTAACTTTAGATGAACACGGCAAATTTGATACACGCGAACTTGAAGATAAGTTTGCAGACCAGTTGCGCGGCATTAATCAATATTCAACGCAAGTGGATCCTGAATTATTAGATTATTCGCAAGACATGGATTTGCTGCGACGCTATGCAGAAGGTCGTACAACTAAAGGTAAATTGTCATTAGATTGGATTGAAGCCAAATACGGCCGTGACAGTGCTATTTACCAAAGCATTTCTAAAGGGGCTTATGGCTTTGCACAACGTGGCGGTGAAAATCCCGATGTAGTTGCTGAGATGTTCGGTTATGAAAGCGGTGACGCATTGATTCGTGATTTGCTTAATTCACCAAGTCCAAAGCAAAAAATCGATGAACTTACTGATGCGCGTATGGCCGTGCAATATTCTGAATTTTATGATCAGCAAAGTATTGTTGAAGCAGTTGAAGCTGCTTTGCATAATGATGTTCGTGCGCGTTTCCTATCTGCTGAAATGGCTGCTTTAAATGGTATGCTTGGTCGTAAGTCTGCTTTGAATGAAGCAGCAAAAACTGTTGCTCAAGATATTGTTCAACGACAAAAAATTAAAGACATTCGGCCACATGTACGTGCGCAAGATGATGCTCGTTTAGGGCGTATGGCTAATGATGCATTCCGTAAGGGTAATACGGTTGAAGCGGCCCGCCATAAACGAAATCAATTAGTACAGTTCTATGCAACCAAATACAGCTATGACGCAAAAGACCAGATTCAGAAAAACCTTGATTTAGTTAAAAAGGTTTTTGGTAATAACGAGAAATTATCAAAAAACCGTGACTTTGATTTCGTGACTGCAGCACGTGGCATTCTGGGTAAATATGACCTTGGCCGCGAATCTACTAATTACGAGCATCAACTAGAATTGATTCGTAAGTACGACCCGACCACTTATGCTGAAATCCAGAACATCGGTGCATTGCCTGAAAACCAAAGCTACCGTGAATTAACGCTTGAGCAATTTAATGCCGTTATGTCTGCGGTCGAAACGCTTTGGCACCGTTCAAAAGAAAATAAGATTTGGCATACAACCAATGAAGCTTTTGAACGTGAACAGGTTCGTGAAGAACTTATACAACAATCTAGCGGCAAAAAAAGTATTGAGAAGATTCAGCAAAACTTACTAGGTAAGAACAAGGCTGCTGAACTTAAAACAAAATTCATGGAATTGGGCGCATCTGCAAAACGTGTTGACCAGGTAGTGACTTGGTTGGATGGTGGCCCAAATGGAAAATTCCGTAATTATTTAATTAACCCTATGCAAGATGCTTTGGCTAAATACAGAACTGAAAAGGCCAAGATGCTTAAAGAAGTGGTCGATACCTTTGAAGGTTTCGGGAAGTTAGATAATTCAAAAATTGCTGCGCCCGAATTGAACAACTTTACCTTTGTTGGTAAACAGTCTTTACTTCATGCAATTTTGCATACGGGCAATATGAGTAACAAAGAGCGTTTAGTTTTGGGTTATGGATGGGGTGCACGTTTAGAAGACGGTTCTGTTGATTTCAGCGCTTGGGATAAATTTTTTAATCGTATGATTAACGAGAATGTGATTACCAAAAACGATATGGATACTATTCAAAAGCTTTGGAATCTATTCGATAAGTACAAAGAGCAAGCGCAAATCACACATAAGAAAATTAATGGTCGCTATTTTGATGAGTTGCCACGCACTCCAATTAGTACCCCATTTGGTGAGTATGAAGGTGGCTATGTTCCGGCTGCTTATGATCGTATGCGCTCAAACGAGCAAGACCGTATTCAAGATAAAAACCTAGCTGAAAATAACTTGCAAGCATTAGACATTGCAACCACTGGCGCAAACTTTACCAAGTCGCGAGCAGATCGCTACCACGATCAGCTTGAATTAAATATGTCACGCTTGCCGAGCCATTTAGATAAAGAATTGCGCTATATACATCTTGAATTACAGATTCGTCAAATTGGCCGCTTAATGCTGAATAAAGATTTTAGAAATGAAATTGAACGAGTAATGCCGTTTGGTGTTAAGCAAGTCTTTAACCCTTGGCTTAAGGCAATCGCAAATCAGACAGTTGATGAAAGCTCAGGGGTTCATTTGCTAGATAATATTTTCCGTGTGTTACGTCGTAATACTGGTATTGCAATCATGGCGGGCAACTTGAAAAACGCTATTGAACAATTCACAGGGTTTACACAAGTTTCAGTGGCGGTACCACCTAAACAATTGTTGAAAGCACAAGCGCATTATTTTACTTCTGTGGCTACCCGTGAAGATATGGCAAACAGCATTATGGAAATGTCCGACTTCATGAAAACAAGGTTTGATCGTGCGGCCGATGAGTATCGCTATGCCGTGGACGAAATTGTTTTCCAAAAGGGTGCAATTCAGACCGTGAAAGATTTCACCATGAAACACGCCTATGTATTGCAAACAACCATACAACGACCAATGGAAATGATTTCTTGGCAAGCTGCATTCAACCATTACACTGAGCAGGGTTATACACAGTATGACGCGGTCCATGCAGCCGATGCCGTCATTCGCCAATACATGACAGATATGTCACCAGAGGGAATATCTAATTTAGAACGTGGCACACCCGCTAAGCGCATGTTCTTAATGTTCTATAACTGGTTCAACATGATTTGGAACACGACAAGCTCTGAAGCTAAGTTGGCGCTTGAAGCAAGCAACGGTTCATGGGTTCAAGCCTCGCCGCGTCTGGGATATATCGCTTTGATGATGATCTCTATCCCTTCCATTTTATCTGAATTGCTCAGTGTGATATTTGCGGGCGGCTTGCAGGATGGTGATGATGACGGCGATAAATGGGATGATCTATCCGCAAAACTTGCGCTTTCACAGTTAAAGATGCTTTCGGCTTTTGTACCGTATGCAGGTAATGTAGTGAACGCTGCAATCAGTAATACAGACGACAGTGTTGTGAATGACCGTTATACAGCTTCACCAGTATTTAGCATGGGTGAAAGTGGGCTTTCATTAATCCAACATGCAAAACGCGCTTTAGATGAAGATAAAGAAGTAAACCAAGGCAAGGCGGCTAAAGACATGTTGAACACAGCAACCCTTGCAACAGGCATTCCATTTGCTGTTCTTGGTAAACCTATTGGTTATTGGCTTGCAGTTGCTCAAGGTAAGAAAGAAGCACCAGACAGCATTTACGATGCAACCCGCGGTACGATTACAGGAAAACATGCACCTGAAGATGATAAGTAATGATGTGGCGTGATCGGTTGTTATTTTCCATTATTTAACAACAATTTGCCTAGAAATTATAGTTGACTCCGTAATTTTGATAGTTCAATATCTAACCAAATTATGGAGTTTTTAACATGAATTATTTAGTAACTAAGGACTTGGGCCAAGGTTTTTATTTAGGCAAAGGTAATGTTAGACAAGGCGGTAAAGAATTTGTTGTTTTTAAAAGTAACAAAGAAATGTTTATAGGGGTTGAGACATATAAATACGATGCTGAAACTAATAAATTACTTTGGGAAGGCATTCAAGATTTAGGTTTAGTCGTTGTGGGTTTTGCTGATACCGAAGAAGAAGCTTTAGAATTAGCATTTTAAAAATTACAAAATGTCAACTGACAAGCGTATTTATTTTGTTAATAATTTGCTTGTTAGTTGAAGATATTTTATCTAAAGCTGATTTTCTTTAACCCCTTATATGCAGGAGCCTTAATGTCGCAAAAACTTAAAATTGAAAATTTATATAATGAATTTTTAAATAACGAAGATTACAAAAAATTAAATAATGAATCTAATGTAAGAAAAGTTGAAATATTTCTATCTGAAAAAATACACAGACAAATACTTCCTTATTTTTCCCAAATTGGGGCGCATTATCGAATTGATGACTATTATCTAATTATCGACCCTTTAGATAGTCCAGATATAGAAAACAAAAGTGAATTTCTAAATTGGCTCGAAAAGTCAATTACTGAAAAGCACCTGTTGACAGTACAGGACTAGTAATCAACTATTTATTTGTAAGCTTACCTAAAATTGGCTGTAGAGATTACAGCCTTTTTTATTGGTGGGCAGAAAATGACAGTACCTATTTCAGACCGTTTAAGCCAACTATATGTTGGTAACGGCACAAACACCCGATTTGATTTTACCTTTCGAGTTTTCAACCAAGAAGATGCGACGGGGATTGCTATCCGTAAAAAAGGCATAATTGATTTTGAAACGGTTGACCCCTCTACTTATTCAGTTACCCTAAATCAAGATGGGTTTGGCGGTTATGTAACTTTTAATGCCCCACCTGCATCATCTGTATATTTCTATATTGCAGGCGCTACACCTCTTGACCAGCTTCTTGATATTACCAACTATGATAATTTCTACCCAGATGCTATTGAACGTGCATTTGATAAACTTACAGCATTGCTTCAAGAGTGGGGAACACAATTAGATCAAGAAAAGCAAGCTAGAATTTTGGCGGACATTCAATATGACTCTTTAGCAATGGAGCGCGAAGAAAATCTTGAAAACCGCTTACTAAGTTATATAAATGCGGTTGTGGGTGTTACTAACCCCGCTATTTTTGATGGCATTTCTGATCGAATGATTATAACGGGTGATGGTCGAACTCAGCGTGAATTTAACGAATCTATTCCGTTTTGGACGGATGATTATGTAAGTTTTAAGCAAGAGACCTACCTGCGTGAAGAACAAATTCTTGATCACGTTACGGAAGAAGTTGAGGAAACAAAAACTGAACTTGAATTAGTCGACAGCTCTTTAACTACAAAAATTTTAACTGAAGAAGAACGGGCAAAAGCAACAGAAGCAAATTTGCAACTTCAAATTTCAACTGGCAACGCGGGCATAAAGTATTTTGAGACTGAAGCTCAAGTACTAGCTTTTACCCCAAGCACTACTGATCCAAAACAAGCGTATGCGTTTGATACAAAGAAAAATTATCTTTGGAATGGCAGCATATGGAAAGATGAAGGCGTAAACCAATTAGAACTTGCTAAAACTTTCTACAGAGATAATAAAGACACAATTGATATCACTGCCACTACAGAAAAACTGACAGGATATGCGATGTACGCGGATGGTCATTTTGATGTAGCTGCTTCAGCATCAATGTTCTATGTCCCTGTTAAAACAGGCGATCAAGTCACAGTAACGTCAACAGTCGGACCTGGTAGCGCCGGTACAGTAACCGCATATGCATTCCAGTTAGATACAAAGCGAGCGATTATTAGTACCTTGTTTTCTTACACGTCTACAGGTACTCAGCAGCAGGTAACGTATACCGTTGCTGCAACACAAGCGGGTTTTATTGCGATCCGCATAAGAACAGATATGACATATAAAATTCTCAAGACTGAAAAGCTTTATGTCTCACCTGTCTTAATGGACTTTAATAAAAACATCGAAGGTGGGGTGGCTGGATATAACCCCGCAATCGCATTGTTTAATATGGTTGACTTTAGCGGGGCGTCTTATGAAACGGGTTATGTTATAAACGCGGACGGCACAACCACAACAACATCTGATTTGTCTTGGTATAATTATTTTATCCCTGTTGAAAAGGGGGATATTTTAGACGTAGTTGCAACTACAGGCGGGAGTAGTTCAGGGGCTGAAATTTCATTCCTAGCTCAAACAGATAGTAGCAAAAAGTTAGTGGCGAACCTTGCTAAGTTTTTAACAAATGGGGTAGCTTATAACTGGAAAACGAGTTCTGTAACTGCTACACAAGCAGGCTTCATATATGTTCGTGCAAGAGTTGGCTTTCCACCGAAAATCAAACGCTACAGAACAAATTTCGTAAAATTAAGTTTGGTTGATCAGCTGGGCGGTGTTGCGTCTTACGATGCTTTAAGACAAGTTACAGATGCTACAATTGATTTATCAAATTCAAATGAATATGACATCGGCTATGTTATTAATGTGGGTGGGGTGGTTACCCCGACAAACAATCCGACATGGCGAAGTTATTTTTTTAAATGCAACAAAGGCGATACATTTAAATATAATGGGCGAGTGGGGGACTCGACCCCTGGTTCACAAATGCTTTATATTGCCCAATGCGATGAAAACAAAGCATATCAATCAGCACTTACAGTTTATACCTCTACAGGAAATAGTAATGTAATCGCTGAAATGGCGGGTGTTGCTACTCAGAGCGGTTATGTATATGTTCGTGCACGCCTAAATGATGACTTAACTCAACATTTCACAATTACAAAAGTTTCGCCTAAGTTCGGGACAAACGATGATGTATCTGAATTAACCTTCCAAGTGCAACAATTGACCGAGGATGTAAATAGCGTTGTTGGCTTGATCAATGATACTGTTCAGCAAAAAGTTAATGAAGCACTAGATAGTAATATTGATCAAAAGATTACTGACATCGCTACAGAGAAAGTTTCAGAAATTGCAGCAAGTACAATTGAGTCTAATGTTGCTGAAGCAATTGCAAACAGTGAAGTATCAAGTATTACTTTCATTGATTCTGAAATTGAGAAATTGCCGATTAAATCGTCATCAGACCACGGGTATAACTTTGCGCCATTTACTCAGAACAACGTTGTGAGTTTTGGTGACTACCAATATGTAATATTAGTTGATGAAAATCGAAACCCGATTATTTTACAAAGATATAAGTTAGGTAGTTGGTCATCGTACAATCTTGCGAATGTAACTGACAACCCTTTTGCAGCTCCTAACGTTCAAGACGGACATAATAATTTTTCTATCGGTGTTACTAAAGATGGTTATATCTTAGTTTCTGGAAATCATCACAATAATACTTGCCGTTGTGTGATTAGTCAGAATCCAAATGATATACAGAGCTGGTCTAAAATCTCCTTTTCTACTTCAACCGCAATAACCTATCCACGGTTCTTAAAATATCCGGATGGGACCACTCAGGCATTTTGGCGTGAAGGAAGTTCAGGAGATGGAGCATTCTATTCTGCGATTTTTGATGATGCTAATAAACTCTTCAATATCAAAATTAAAGTAATTGATCAGGCCTCTGTAGTTGTATCAAGCCCTTACGAACAATCAATAGGCGTTGGTGAAGATGGATCTCTGCATTTATGCTGGGGATACCGAGCACAATCATCTTCAGCAAATACAAACTTCGGAATGTTCTACGCCAAATCTACGGATAAAGGGCTAACTTGGACAAGTGCGAGTGGTGCTAATTCTTATGCATTGCCGTTGAATGATATGAACTCAGAGAGAATTTATACTGCAAACCAAGGCTCTGGCTATGTGAACCAAAACGGGGGATGTTGTGATTTAAACTCTCGTTATCACACTGTGATCACACAGTATGACATCAATGACAAGACGCAAATTTGTCATATTTGGTTTGATGGTTCGGTTTGGAAAAGTGAATTGGTAAGTGATTTCAATTTCAAGTATGACTTATCGGGACCAGTTACAACGAACGAGCTTTCACGCCCTTTAATTTGCATCTCGCAAACTGGGAAAATATTTGTAGTTTACCGAACTTCAAATATGGGCCGCGCAAACCATATCCGCTGTATTGATATTTCAACACCAAATGCACCAAAAGATTTTTGTCTGGCAAAATTCAATATGAAAAAGTTAGAGATAGCTTTGAATACTGAATATGCAATCAAAAATAATGAAGTTGTTATGTTGTTATCAAGAGGCGGTGACGGTATAACAAATGAGCTTTGGAAAAATCAAAGTACATATTTGCTTACAGCACCTTTACCTATTTAACTTTCAGTTTTTTTAAAGCCCCGATTAGTTCGGGGCTTTTTACTGTCAACAGATTTCGATACAGAAATTAAACCAATCAATAAAATGATGAAAACATTAGATTGGTGGCAAAAATGAACGACCCTTTAACTATTAAATCATTGCCGTGGATTATCAAAATATGGGCGGCAGTCATGGGCGGCATTTTTGCTCTCATGTTAAGCGGCGATATCGACATTGAAGGCAAGATTAAAATCAACCTTAGTGTCATTTTAAAATTATCTATCAGCATCACAATCAGCCTTTACGGCGGTTCAGCTTTTATTGAATACCAAGATTTAGGCAATCTTCACCCAATGACCCACGGTTTTATCATGCTGATTTTTGCTGTTTTCGGCATGCTTCTAATAGGTATCTGGTACCAAGCCATTAGGTTGTGGAAGGGTAAAACGATGAGCGAATTAATTTTTGAAATTAAAGAAGCTTTTAAAGCTCTTTTCAAATAGGAGAACGCCCATGTTAATAAATGACACAGAAAAAGAAAAAGTTGCACAAACTTATTCTTGGTTACGCGCAATGTCTGGCGGCAAACTCGCGCATGAGCAAGTTACGGCAGGCGATTCAATCATCGCAATGAATGGCCTTAAAACTTTCGCTCAAGTCATCGGATATAAATTAGATACCAATGTTACAGGCTTCCGCGATATTTCCGAAAATGGCTATAAGTTAATTAAATCGTTTGAGGGATTTGAGCCAAAGGCTTATCAAGATACTGGTGGTGTTTGGACGATCGGTTATGGAACAATTAAATACCCGAATGGAACACGTGTTAAGAAAGGAGATATGTGCACCATGGCAGAAGCCGAAGAATGGTTGAAAAATGATTGCGCATGGGTTGATGCTTGTTTAGATAAATATTTAAAGAATAAGCCAACACAAAACCAGTTTGATGCACTTGCTTCATTGGTTTACAACATTGGCGAAACGGCTTTTTCTAAAAGCACTATGCTAAAAAATCTTAATGCAGGTGATATAAAAGGCGCGGCTAACCAATTTGATAAATGGGTTTATGACAATGGTAAAGTCATAAACGGTTTAGTGAATCGTCGTGCAGCTGAAAAGAAGTTGTTTCTGACATGAAAGTCTTTCATTGCAAGCGGACCAAGTTTGCACTTCTTTTAAGTGTATTGTGCATTCTGTTCTCGGGATGCACAGCACATTCAATTAATAACAGCATTCAAGTATCATTGTGCGTAAAAGCATTATGAGTTTTTTAATAATGACGCAAGTGATGATCAAAGCCTTTGACCATGCAAATACAAAAGTAATTGACCTTTTGGCTGAAGTAGGTAAGGGCGGCAATATTCTTAAAGTTTTTGACTATAATGGTAATGAACTATCTATAAATTTGGATGGTACTGTAATTTATAATCGTACCCGATGGCGTTTACCCGTTAAAGTAGATTTAAAATAAAGCCCCAATTAAGGGGCTTTTTGTTTATGCAGCGTTTAGCATCTTGGCAATTTCCGATGCAGTCGGGTTGTAATAAGTATTTACTAAAACACTAATTGTTTTATGACCTGTAATTTTTGCAAGAATTTCTACAGGTAAACGATATTCATGAACAAATCTTGTAATTGCTTCATGCCTTGAATCATGGAATGTAATAACCCCATCCAAACCGACACGGCGTAAATTGCGTTGCCAGATTAAACGGAATGAATTAGGGCTATGCGGTACCATTCGATCATCACCTTCATTTTCAGGTAATAATGCAAGTAGTTCTTTAGCTTTAGCTGTTAAAGGTACATCACGATTTGAGCCATTCTTTGTATCAAACAACCGGATAAAGTCGTCAAAAATATGTTGCTTTTTAACACTTAGAATTTCGCCTTTACGCATGGCGGTTTCAATTGCAAATAAAAATGACCATCCTAAATAGTGCCTTGGTTGAGTTGGTACTTTGCCCCACTCATAATCCAAACCTTTTAAAACAGTATTAATATGTTCTTGGGTTATACGTTGGTGCCTTGGCGGCGGTGCTGAAGGTTTAGTAATTTCTTTAAATGGATTTTCTTTAGTTAAAAATAATTCTTTTCGTGCAAAGTCAAAAACTGAACTGTACATAGCCATTTCTCTGATGACCGTTGCACCTTTAACTTGCTTTAAGCGCTTATCACGCCATTGCTTAACTAAAGCAGGGGTTAGGTCGTGTATGGACTCATCTGCTAGTTCGCCCCAGTTTTTCTTTAGGCATTTGAGCATTTGAACAATTAAACGGGCGCTTTTCATTTTGCGGCCTTCTTCCTGATAGTACATATCAAAAAGGGCTTGAAAAGAGATATGGATTTTTTCAGGTTCCGAAACTGGTTGTTCAGATTGTAATTCTAATAGTTTGGTTGCGGCCCACTGTTCACATTCACTAGCTGTGTCACGTGTGGCTGCGTAACGTTTACCTTTGAATCGAACTTCAATACGCCAAGCGTTGCCGCGACGGGTCGGTTTCTGCATTTTTAACACTCCAAATTTCATGGTGGCGCACTGCCGACAAAAATCGAAGATGTACAAATGACACCCACTTTTCTGGCGGCGGCACGGAAATATAAAGCGTTTTTTAATGTGAAATATGGATATTTTGAATATCCATAGCTGACCTATCGACAATAAAAAACAAGCCAAAAGGTTGCTGGAACCTTTCAGCTTATTGATTTTTAACAACAAATTTTGGAGCGGGAAACGAGACTCGAACTCGCGACCCCAACCTTGGCAAGGTTATGCTCTACCAACTGAGCTATTCCCGCAATGTGAGCACATTATAGAGTGTTTCATTAAAGTGTCAACACTCTTGTGATCTAATTGAACGTTTAATCAGCACGACGCCAAACTGTACCTTGACGTGTATCTTCAAGTACCACACCTTGGTCGAGCAAAGACTGGCGAATACCATCTGCTTTCGCAAAGTCTTTTGCTTTTTTCGCATCCACACGTTGTTGAATAAAATCTTCAATTTCAGCATCAGACAAAGCAAGCGCTTCTTGTCCAATATCTGATTTTAAGAAATCATCTACATTGTGTTGTACCAAACCTAAAATGTTGGTGAGGTGACGTAATGTCGAATAAAGCACAGTCGCTTGGTCAGCTTGCTCTTCTTTTACAGCACGGTTTAACTCTTTGTTAAGTTCAAACAATACAGCCATTGCTTCAGCAGTATTGAAATCGTCACACATTGCATTGTTAAAACGTTCAATAAAGCTTTGATCAAGCGTTTCAGTTGTCGTTTGACCGTACACTTGTTGGTAAGCTTTAAATGAATGGTAGAAGCGAGTTAAAGAAGTTTTTGCTTCTTTAAGTGCCACATCAGAGAAGTTCACAGGACTACGATAGTGTGAAGACACAATAAAGTAGCGGATCACTTCAGGGTGGAATTTCTCCATCACGTCACGAATCGTAAAGAAGTTGCCTAAAGACTTAGACATCTTTTCACCATCAACGTTAATGAAGCCAACATGTATCCAGTAGTTTACATATTGCTCACCAGTCGAAGCTTCACTTTGCGCAATTTCATTTTCATGGTGCGGGAACATTAAATCTGAACCACCACCATGAATGTCAAAGTGATTGCCTAAGCAGCAAGTCGACATTGCAGAACACTCAATGTGCCAACCCGGACGGCCATTACCCCAAGGAGATGCCCAAGACGGTTCATTTTCTTTTGCATGTTTCCAAAGTACAAAGTCAAACGGATGTTTCTTTTCAACTTCTACATCAACACGCTCACTTGCGCCAGCTTGCATATCATCAAGCTTACGGCCAGAGAGGCGACCATATTTTTCAAATTTGGTCACTTCAAAATAAACATCGCCGTTTGAAGCAGGGTAAGCAGCGCCTTTATTAACCAAATTGCCAATCATATTTTGCATCTGGTCGATATATTCAGTCGCTTTAGGTGCTTCATCAGGTGCTAAACAGCCTAAGTTCGCTGCATCTTCATTCATTGCATCGATGAAACGAGTGGTGAGTTGTTGGATTGTTTCACCATTCTCATTCGCACGTTTGATGATTTTGTCGTCAATGTCGGTAATGTTGCGAATGTAGCGAACATTCCAGCCTTGACTACGTAAGAAACGAATAATGTAGTCAAATGCAACCATAACTCGAGCATGCCCGATATGACAGTAGTCGTAAACGGTCATACCGCAGACGTACATATCGATGTGACCTTCTTTGCGAGGTACAAATTCAACTTTTTTTCGTTGCTCAGAGTTATATAAAACAAACGGTTGCAT